TTCTGGAACATTAGATATGTTAATGTCTCCTGTTTTATTAAAATATAAATGGTAATTTTATCATTAATATATGGCAACAAACAATCATTACAAAAGTGATTTACAATCTTTGCATCATCTAGTTCAATCTAGTATGATTGTTTATCCAAAAGAATTAATAATATCTACATTAAAAGATTTTTTTAGTCAAGATACATACTATAGATATTTAAAAGATGAATGGGGTTTCCCAAAAACTCCAGATCATACTGATTTGTCTTTAGGATCTGGAATAAAAGATGATGCTACAACAAGAATATTTATAGGAGAAAACTATAGATATGATACTATATTTTATCCAGCTATTATAGTAAAAGCATCTGGAATGAGCTATGTTCCACTTTCTATAAATAGAAATCAAGGTACAATACAATATAAAAAATATCTTTATGAAGATGGGTATGGAAACTCAATAGAAGTTTCAAGACCTGAATATTTTAATACAGCAGGTGTTTGGGAAGGTAATCTATCTATAGATATTTATTCTAGATCATTAAGAGCAGCAGATGATATTGCAGAATTATGCTCAATGGCATTAACTGAAATATATGCTGATCAACTATCTGAAGCTGGATTGGTAGTAAAGCCAGTAAGCATAAGTGGAACTAGCGCTCAAGAAGATAGAAATGATAAGTTATTTAGATATACCATAACAGCACCAATAAGATATGAATGGTTAAGATCTATACCTATTAATACCTTGTTAGAAGTTGTTAACTTTATAGTAGAGTTTGACGACTTATCACAATCAACAGCAAGCCCAGCTTACAATCTAACAATTGTAACAGATCAAATTCTTTCAGAATTATTTTAAAAATAAGGCATAAAAAAAATTAATAAATAGAGAAACTTTTTAATGGAATAAAATATGGCTAATATACCAGGTTTAACAACTGCAATACCAGGCACTTATTCAGAAGTAACAACAAATACAAGAGGAATATCAGTTCCCGGAGGTCTAAGAGTTGCTGCAATAATAGGTGAAGGGTCTACCGACGAAACAGTAGTTTCTACTGCCGTTGGTGGTGGAAAAGATGGATTAAATTCAAATTACACTTCAGCAACAGGAGCAGATGGTAGACATTTTCTACTACAAAATGCCCCTCTTGTTAAAAAAAGAACATCCATTTTTAAAAATGGAGTAAAACTAGTTGGCTTGGAATCAACCATTGACTCTAATCCATTTAGCACACAATATCAATATAGACTGGATTCAACAACAGGTAAATTAGAATTACAAAGAGCCTATATAGTAGATCAAGGTGGTACAGAATATAAGCCATTATCAACCAATGTTGGCTTAGGTTCAATTAATGGTCTTACTTTAGAAGATTTAAATGCTTTAAAAGAAACCTGGACAATTAGATGCGTTTCCGTTCAAAGAGATAACTCTAACAATCCAATTCAAGAAACTGCTAAATTTATTGCAATAGGATCAGTATCAGGTCCAAAATTAGATGCAAATGGAAATCCTGTTCTATGGACAGCAGATGGAACAACTGCTTCTAATGGAGTATTAGAATTTGCTATACAAGAAACTCAAATAGGCGGATCTTCTACTTCTCCATTTAGAGAAGGAGATGGCTTTACTGTAAAAATTGAAAGCGGTGTCTTAAATGCAAATGATTCTTTAACAGCTAATTATATCCCAGAATCATTTTTAAATGATCCAGAAACATTGCAAGGCTTAGGTCAAGTAGTAGATAAACATGGTACACCTTCTACAACAAATACATTATCCCTAGGTGCTCAATTGCTATTTGCTAATGGAGCTTCTTCCGTTGTCGCTGTTCAAGCAGCTCCTTCAACCCCAAGAAGAGTTTCTTACCAACTAACAGATGCAATCAATTCATTATCTCCAAATGATGAAGAGTTTATATTTGCCTTACCATTAGGAGTTACTCCAGATCCAGATTCTAATATACACTTTTTCGTAACAAACAATACAACTGGTGTAGAAACTCAATTATTACCAAATAAATATGAGTTCAATACACTAGGAACAGGTGGCAACCCAAGCGTAACAAGCTTTATAAATGATAATAATCCAGCACCATCAGGTTATTCATTCTTCTACTCTGTTATTCAAAGAGATGCTGCCGTTAGCACAGGATTTGATGGATACCTAGCTAGAGACCCAGCCTTCAATAACAAAGGCATATTCTCTGCTTCAGAAACTTTTAATTCAACAGCTGTTGGTAAAATATTAAGAATTACAGATGCAACCAATGTTGCTAATAATGGAGATTTTGATATTACCGCAGTAACAGATGGTGCTTTATATTTAGAACTAGATTCTTTCGCAGATTTTGTAAGCGAAGCCTCTGTTACATTTGAACTAAGAGAGCAAATTACAGGAACAGTATTAGCCTCAGATACAGATGGTACTTTAACATCTATACCTTCAACAGCAACAGCTACATTTAATTCAACAGGTGTTGACTTTAGCACATTTACCGATTTATTAGGTAAAAAAATATATATCTCTGGATCAGATGATAATAATGGCTTATATGATATCACAGCCTATGACTCTTTTACAAATACACTAACAATAAGAAAAACACTCGTCTCTGAATCAAATCTAAGATATCAATTAATTGATCAAACAGAAACAAGTAGCTATGTTGTAGTAAATAGGAATGTAGTTCCAAATGGAAATGCATTAAGAGTTACTGTAATAGATACAGATGATGCTGCTTTCTATGACTCTGGTTGGATAACAGCTCTAGCATCATTAGAAAAAGTAGAATGTGATATAGTAGTTCCACTACCATTGCAAATGCCTTCTGTTATTTTCCAAAATGCACTAACTCATTGCAAAGTAATGAGCAATATAAGAAACAAAAAAGAAAGAGTGTTATTCACAGGAGCTATTGCAGGCTTAACTCCAGACAACTTAACAGGAGTAGAAGATGCAGCAGTAGAAGATATAGGAATCTTAGAAGGTATCCAAGGAGATTCTGTTACAGAAGTATTAAATGGTAATATAGAAGATTTAGCTAATTACTCAGTATCAAATGCTTTCGGTAATACATATAGATGCGTGTATTTTGCTCCAGATCAAATTGTAGTAAGCTTGAATGGATCAAATACTCTAATAGATGGTTTCTATCTAGGAGCAGCAGCAGCAGGATTTACAGTAGCAGACCTAAGATTAGAAAATCCATTAACAAACAAAACATTATCTGGTTTTTCTATCTTAAGAGATAAAGTTTATACAATAACTCAATTAGAGCAATTAGCTCAATCAGGCGTAACTACATTGCAACCAGTTTCAGGTGGCGGAAATGTGATTTACGGAAGAACTACTACTCAATCAGGTTTTCCAGAAGAAGAAGAAATTTCAATTATATTTATAAGAGATAGACTAGCAAAAATCTTAAGAGCTGGATTTAAATCTTTTATAGGAACACCAGAAACAAGAGATACATTAACATTAATGACAACAAGAGCAGTTCAAATCTTGAATTCATTTGCATCTCAAAACTTAATTACAGATTATACTGATTTAAGTGTTTCAAAAGATTCTGTAGATCCTAGACAGTATAATGTAAGTGTAAGAGTTCAGCCTACATATCCAGTTAATTATGTATTAATTAGAGTTAGCGTCGGAACATTATAATTATTTTTGTAAGATAGTTTCAAAAAGTCCAAGAAATTGGACTTTTTGTTTTTTATGGTTATTTATAATTTATATGAGACCAGCAACAAATAAAGTATTTTATAATAACGATTATATATTTTATAATATTTCTACAAAATTAAATGAAGATTTGGTTATTAAAATTAAACAATTATTGGATTTAAATATTTCAAAAAAAGAAATATCCAAAAAATTAAATATAAGTAAATTTACAATTAATAATTTAATAAAGCTAAACAATAAAGATTTTTATCAATTAATCTTAGATGTTGATTTTAAAAAATGTGCTATATGCAAGAAATACAAAACAAAAGATAATTATCTTTTAAAGAAAAATAAAAAATCAAATAAATCTAAAAATATAATTTATAATTGTTATTGCATAGTATGTCAAAAAGATTATAGTAAAATTAGAGATAAAAAATATAGAGAAAACAACAAAGAAAAAATTAAAGAAAGTTGGAGAAAATATGTAAAAAATAATAAGGATAAAGTTAAAAAAGTTATGAAAAAATATATCTTAAAAAAAGAGCAACAAGATCCTTCATATAAGCTAAGAAAAATTTTAATATTTAAAATACTTAAAAGTATAAAAAAGAATACAGAATTTGATTCTATGCCATATACTATAGAAAGTTTAAAATTGCATTTAGAGTCAAAGTTTGAATCATGGATGAATTGGGATAATTGGGGGAAATATAATCCTAAAACCTGGGATGATAATGATCCATCTACTTGGAAATGGAATATAGATCACATTATACCAAAATGCAATTACAAGTATTCATCTGTAAATGACGAGGATTTTAAAAAATGTTGGGCATTGAGTAATCTTAGACCTTATTCAGCCAAATTAAATGTAATTGAAAATTGTAGGAAAAATGAAAGTAAACAGCAAAATAAATTACAATAAAATTTATTATTATAATCATTTTATTTTTACAGAAGATTCTGTTAAGTTTTTAATAGATAATTTAGACAAATCTAATTTTTGGTTAAAAAGTAATTTAAATGTAAGTTGGGAGTCTATTCAAGAATTTAGAGAATACAATTCCAAACCAGAAGAAGAGCTTGAGTATTTACTTAGTAACAAAGCTTGTACTAAATGTAAAATAGTTAAAAATATAAATAATTTTAGAATAAGAAATAATAAAATAAATTCTTTTTGTAAAAAATGTGAAAACTATAGAAAGCCCAAAATAAAAGAGTTAAAGCAAAGTGTTTTGTTATCTTCTCCAAATAAAAAACTATTTCTTGGTGAAAATATTTATTATTCAAATTTAAACGAAGATATTGCTCTTGGATTATATTTTGCTTTAAAAGAATTAACTATAGAGCAAGTTGCTGATTTATTTAATTTAAAATATTATACTGTAAAAAACTTTTATAATATGATAAATTATAAAAATAAATTACATTTAGAAAATCTATATTTAAAAAACACAACCAAACAATGTAAAAGATGTTTAGAGTTTAAATTAATTAATCAATTTTTTAAAAGTGAAAATTATACAAAAATATGTTTATTGTGTAAATCTAAAAAAAGATATTATTGTGACAAATATACGGAAAAAGAAAAAAAACTTAATAGGTTGCCTAAAACTCCAGAACAAAAGTTTAGAAAATTAGTTTCATCAAGTATATTAAAAATGCTTAAAAAGCAAAAATCTAAAAAAGAAAGCAGTATATTAAAACATTTAGGCTACTCTATAAAAGATTTAATCTCTCATATAGAAAGTCAGTTTGATGAAAGGATGAATTGGGATAATCATGGTGTTTATAATAAGAATAAATTTACTTGGCAATTAGATCATATTAAATGTCATTCAGATTATCCATATACATCTATGAATGATGAAAATTTTAAAATAGTTTGGGCATTAGAAAATTTACGACCTTTAGAATCTATAGTAAACATTACAGAAGGACCAAAAAGAATAAGGCACAAATGAATTTAGAAGATAAAATAATTTTATTAAGAAAAGATAAAAAATCAATAAATGAAATTTCTAAAGAATTAAATATTGGATCTACATATGTTTATAAAGTCTTAAAGAAACACAATATAAAAACAAAACATTATAAAGATTTAATAGTTGTAGAAATAAATAATAGAAATTATTTTATAAGCCCATATAGTACTTTAAACAAAGATCTAGTAGAAAAGATAATAAAATTACGTGAGTCTTATTATTCAATAAGAGAAATATGTAAAGAATTAAATGTAACTTACACTCCGTTATTAAATTGGTACAAGCTAAACAATTTAAAAAGGCTAATAAAATTAAAAGAAAATAAATTTTGTAAAAAATGTTGTTTAACTAAGCCAAGGAGTGAGTTTTATTATAGAATAAAAAAGGGAATAGTTAAATACGAAAATTGTTTAATATGTCAAAAAGAGATAAAAAATAAAAGAAATAGAATATATGAAAACAATAAATTAAAAAATGATATTATTTTTAAGCTTAATAAAAATATTGGAAGTCAGTTAAAAAGAATAACAAAAGTTTGTTCTAAGAGAGTTTTTCTTGATTATACAATAGAAGAGTTAAAAACTCATTTAGAGTCAAAGTTTGAGTCATGGATGAATTGGAATAATTGGGGAAAGTATGATCCTAAGACTTGGAATGACAATGATCTATCTACTTGGAAATGGCAGATAGATCATATTATTCCAAAATCTACTTTTAATTATAAATCTGTAAACGATGAAGAGTTTAGAATTTGTTGGGGATTAAATAATCTTAGACCTTATTCAGCTAAGTTAAATATAATAGAAGGGTCTAATAAGATTAGGCATAAAAATCAGAATACATTTGAAGAGAAGTCTACGATATCTAACAGACCTCCTGAATCTAGAGAACCTCTTCTGCCAGATTTACCTGAGTCAACTTGTCTTTCAACATCGTTAACAAATTCTGAGTTAAATGGACCAGAAGATTTGATACCTAGGTCTCCACCTGTTGCTGCTGATCCGCCTGTACCAACCAATGTTGAGTAAATTGTTTCAGCTTCCCAATTTACGTTATCTGTGATAATCCATTCATTTGAAGAGTAAGAGTATTGGATATTTGTTAACCAAACATTTTTAATTACAGTTGATATTTTGTTACCACCTCTTCTATTTCTATCGATGATAACGAAGTCAAAAGGGTATACTTGAGATTGTAAGTGTAAGAAAGATCTGCCCATAGCTTCTGTTATTCTTAGAGCATCGTATCTAATTCTTCTACAACTTCCAGATATTTTTGTAGATTGTGTTGGGACAGAATCTATTACACCATCTGTACCTACTTCATTGATCATTGTTACAGATCTTGCCTCAGTAATACTTAACTCTTGTACAGCTCCGATTGGTATATCATTTACAAGAACCAATATATTTGTTGATAGTGAACTTGAGGTTTTATTTCTGCCATCTAGATATGACAAACTAGAATTTGTATTAGCAGCACTCGAAAAATTACCAGCCATTTATCTCCTAAATTTTATTCTATATTAATATGTTAAAATTATTTCTTTTTATCAGCGGCATCCATTTGTTTTACTAATTTATTTGCCCAAGCTCTACCTGGATCGCCGCCCCAAAGAAGCCAAGCTATTCTTCCTTTATCATTTTCTTTTGTTTTGCCTTTATCAATTTTTGCACTTTTTTCATGCCTATCGAAGAAAGACTTCATCATTCTTATAGTAGAAGGGCTTAGTTTCTTTCTATTTTTTAAAGAAACAGCTCTTACAACACCGGAACCAATTCCTTGTGCTCCAGCTTCTTGAGCAGACAATCCTCCTTTGCCTTTGTTTTGTTTTCTTAATTCAAGAGCTCTTTTTGCAACTTCTGCTACAGATTCAGGTGGAGTAAAATCAATGTGATCATATTTTGAAGCTAATTTATAAAATAAATGAGTAGCTTCTGCGACTGTTGTTTTTTCTGAAGAGACATAATCTATTACTTTATCTAAATTATCTTTTGATAAAGAAACATACTCATCAGCCCAAGCTGGCAAATCATCTTTATCATTTAGCATAGATTTTAGTCTTTGAGCATCTTGGATTAAATTATCTAAGTTTTTAAATACCATATAAGATACTTGAGGTGTATTATGTTCTTTTATAATTACATTTTGATCTATGTTTGTTGCAAGCTTATATGCAATTTTTAATAATTTTTCCATAAATTAATATTCAATTATATGTTTGTTTAAAATTTAAATTAAACATTTTGTTATAAAGGACAGTATGCCAGTAATAGAATCTCAATTAGGAAGTAAGAAATTTAATGTAGGAAAGCAATATGTTGTCGATGATATAGAAGACGACTCTAACTTTGAAGCGCAGGTCAAAGAGTATAGAGAACAAAAACTGCACCCAGAAAAGCAAAGAATGACTTCTGATTCAAAAGATAGAATTAATTTTTTGTTAGGATTGACAAGACAAAAAAAAGAAGTTGTAGTAAATAAAACTACTTTTGTATTAAGAACATTAACATCAAAAGAAAATAGAAATGCAATAGCAGCATGTGGTAAATTTCAAGGAACACCTGAGTTTCAATTTGAGCTTAGAAGACAATTTTTAGCTTATAGTTTAGAAGAAATAGAAGGTATGGGCTTTAATGATTTTATTAAGGCAAATAGTTTTGAAGATAGATTAAATTTTATAGATTCATTAGATGAGTCTCTTTGTGGTTTATTATATAATGGATATGGGGATTTGTTAACAGAGGTTAATTCTAAGTATTCTGTAAAAACAGAAGAAGAGGCAAAGGAGGTTATTGAAGATTTAAAAAAATAAGAAATGAATCGGATCATAGGTTTTTATTTTTCTTATGTAAAATGAAAGGTAAAGATCCTGATGATGAAGAAATTCAAAATATTGATCCGATTCTTAAGTCATGGTATTATTTTAACTGGTTAGCTGAAGAAGAAAATAAATATGAGTTGGTAAAAAATCTTGGATATCTAATAGGTTCATTTATAGACCCTGATAGAGTAAGACAATTAATGGGTGGTGGTCAAGTACATATTTCAACAGATGAAGAATTTGAAGAGTCTTTTGAGATTGTAAAACAATATAAAAGTATACCTATTTCAAGAGATAGACCAAGAGAATAATGCCACCAGAAGATCCTAAAGATCCACAAGCTACTAAAGAAAGTTCTGATGCTATTAGAGAAAATACTGAAGCTATTGAACAAAATAATGAAGCTCTTATAGATAATGAGAGTGCAAGTGAAAAAGCTAAAATAGCTCAACAAAAATTTGCTAATTTAGCACAAGATTCAGTTCAATATTTTAAAAATTTAAATAGCGTAGTAACAAACTTAAGTTCAAAGGTTACTAATTTATCATCTGCACAAACTTTAGCTATTTCTCAAGCACAAGCATTTGTTACAGATTCAACAAAAATATTTGCTAATTTAGGTAAGGCAGATTTATCTACTGGATTTACAGAGCAATATTCATCTATTAAAACACAAATATTAGATACTTTTAATTCTATTAAAAATTTAGCACCTGAAGAAGTTTCTAATAAATTTAGATCTTTAGGTCTTAATATTCCAATTGATATTATTAAAAAAGGTGTTGATGGAATGGATAAATACTTAACCAAGCAGCTTCAATCTGCTGATGCCGCATTGAGATTAAGAGATGCTATTTTATCTAATGCAGCTGCTACTGGTAAGCTAGATCAAATATATAAAAATTCTGGCGAATCATTAAACCTAATAAATAATTTATTAGGAGAACATGCAAATTTAATAGCAAAGGCTGCCGAAGCTACAAATACATTACCAACAGAAGTCCAAAAATATTATAATGAATTGTCTAAAATTCCAGGAATGTTAGACACAATAGTTTCATTATCAAGTGATGGTGCTAAAAAAACCACAATGTTAGCAGCTAGTATTGATTTTGCTAGAGGGTCTGGTCAAGAGTATACTACTGTTTTAAATAAAATGAGAGAAGCTGTTGATAATTATGGCGTGACAGGAGAAAAGGCTTTAGCCTATGTATCAAGAATGTCAGAAGCTTCTAACAAGGCTGGATTAGAATTATCACATGTTCAAAACTATACATCAGGAGTTTCAGATACATTAGGCAAATTTGGAAACAACACAGATGCAGCAACAAATATATTATTAAAATATTCTGAAGCATTAAAAGCAACAGGAGCTAGCAGCAAGCAAACTACAGAAATATTAAGTGGGTTAACAAAAAGCATAGCTTCTATGGATATGGCAAAGAAAGCTTTGTTATCAGCAAGATCAGGCGGTCCTGGTGGTATTATGGGTGCTTTGCAAATAGAAGATTTATTAAGAAAAGGTCGAGTAGACAAAATAATGGAAATGGTAATGAAAGATTTAACCAAGCAATTTGGTAAAGTAGTTACTATGGACGAAGCTGTAAAAGATCCAAGACTTGCTGCTCAATTTCAAAAGCAAAGAATGATGTTAACAAAAGGACCATATGGTCAATTATTTAATTCAGAGGCAGAGGCTATTAAAGGCTTGGATATGTTTAAACAAGTTCAAGAAGGCAAAGCAAATATGAAGGAATTATTTATGCCAGATGGTGCAGCCACTTCTGCTGGTGAATATATTAAAAAAGGTCAAGTATTAACTGATCAAACAAGAACTGCATTTGGTATGCAAGGGATAAAAAGAGATAATGCTTTAAGTCAATTTACAATTCCTAATTTAGGCTTTATACAAAACTCACTTGCCGCATCATCTGGAAGTGATATGGTTGTTAATGATGAAGATGCTTTAAAATTAAAGCAAAACTTAAGTCTTGACAAGTCGGCATCTGAAAAAGCTGGAGTTGATAGGTTAGAAGGATTAGTTAGAATGGGTCAAGTTGGAAAATACGAAGATACTGGAGATAGAACAAGATTAGAAGATTTAAGAAATGAATATGATTTCTTTAAAACTAATATAAAAAGTGTTCTTAAAGCTCCATTTGGAGTAATGAAAACATCTTATATTGATGATCAAAGCGCAACTCCTGCTAAAAATAATGAAGCTCTTCAACAGCAAATTAAATTTTCTCAAAGAGAACAACTTCCACAACCAAGACAGATGGCTCAACAAGCATTGCCAAAGCGTGAAGTGGAAGAAGATTCAAAAACAGCAACAAAGATAAAACCAGAAGATCAAAAAATACAACATGATGTAAAAGTTGAAGTTACAGGATTTTGTTTATCATGTAAAGAAAAAATTGATGGTGGTGCGTCTATAGCAAGATCTATTTCAGCAGTAGCAGCAAAATAAGGACATATGGTAGATATTTTTAAAAAACTAGAAGATTTAGCAGATGATCCTTTAGGTTTAGGATCTCAAGTACAAGATGAGAATCGTGGGTTTCCATTATCATCAAACATACCAGCAGATGGGAATGGATTACCTACATCCAAGTATAGGGATAAATACAATGGTAAGATAAGAAGAAATATTATAAAATGGTTTGTTCCTGAATTTGGTGTTGTGAGTATGTATATAAATCCAAATAACATTACTTATACTTATAATAAGCAAATTTCTTCTGAAAGGACAAAAGGAGGATATTCTTTACAATACTGGGGAGAAGATTTAATTAAGATTTCATTATCAGGAACAACAGGTAGTTCTGGTATTGAGGGTATAAATTTATTACAAGAGATATATAGAGCAGAGCAATTTGCAATTGATGGCGCTGCATTAAAAGTAGAAGCTGGAAATAACAATGCTGAGAATTTAGCGGCATCTGCAATAGAAGGTGCATTTGGAAAGTTAGGAAATAAGGTTGGAGGTATTGCTGGTAGTATAATTGGAGGTATTGGTGATGCGATTACATCTCAAGAAAGTATAATACCAAGAATAAATCCATCATTAGCACAATATGCATTTACAGTTGAGATGTATTATGGTGGGGTTGTATATAGGGGATATTTTAATTCTTTTAGGGTTACAGAGAGTGCAAACAATTTTGCATTTGATTATAGTTTAGAGTTTGTAGCTACTCAACAAAGAGGATATAGAGCTAATTATCTTCCGTTTCACAAGAATCCATATTATTCTCCAACGGATTATGCTTATTCAGAAAACAACGTTCCAATAGATTATTCATACAACAAAAAATTAAGAGATATATGAGTTTTTTAAAAAAGCTTGGAAATAAACTAGAAGATTTTTATAATTCAGCAATTGACTCTTCATTTGGTCAAACTGAAAATCAAAGTTTAAGTTCTGTAAAAGATGGTGTAAAAATACCATTTGGAGCTTTGGGTGATTTTGCAAAAAAAATAGATAAATCTGCAATTAGATCTTATACAGATGATGGGTTTTTAAGAACAGATTTATTTAATTCAAAATCAAGACAATTAGAAATATTAATGCAAGAGCCAAATGCTACTGTATTAATAAAGAAAAAAATGTTTTCATCTTTATCAAACAATTTTAGACCAGACTATATGTCTGAAGATGAAAAATTATTTTATAAAGCTTCAAAACTTTTATTTAAAAATAAATGTGGAGAAATATCTGCATTAGAGCAATTATCAAAAATAAATAGAGTATTAGAATTAGATTCTAGTTATACTGAGCAATTTTTACCAGCAATTTTATCAGCCGTAGATTCTTTAACAGGAGTTGGTGCAGAATTTCCTGGCTTATCTACAAACAACGTATCTGGATTAGAATATATTTTAGGTATTACAAATAAAATAAAATCTATATTATCTTTTTCCAATCAATCTAAAATAACTACATGGTTAACAGATTTAAATGATGAAGGAACAGGTGTTATTGAGTTAACAAACGTAAGCAGTTTTAATACAACAGGCACATTAGAAACAGGTGGAGGAAGTGCTAGCTTAACTATTTCTGACCCATACAATAAAATGCTTGTTACAGAATATGATATTGAAAAAGCAATATCAGATGCTACAGATTCTTTTTATAATAAATCATTTTTTAAATTTTCATTAAGACAAACAGAAGATTTATTAGCTTCTTATTTATTAAGATTTAATGAATTAAGAAATTCTAGAAATGCAAGTCCTATTTCATTTAAGATAAATGCAAATACAGTATTGAGTAAAAGAGTTGTTGCGATAGTAGATAGGATTGGAGTTGAGATACAATTTGATTTTCAACAATCAGTCAATCCAACTACAGACGTAAAAGATGAATATTTGGTTGGAGGTATTTTAGGTAATGATGGTTTAGACCCTGTAGGAAAAAGCACTGTAAATATTGATTTTATAGCAAATACGAAACAATCTGAGCTTTATTTATTTAAAGAAATCATATCAACAATATTTACAAAATTAGCTTTAACAAGCGGATCTCAAAATAGTTATCAATTAAGAAATGCAAAAACAAACTATGCTAGAAAAAAGATGAGATCTATGTTTTTGGGTCAAAACATAATTCAATCAATGGATGAGGTAAGAATTTTTGTTTCATCTAAATCGCAATATGATTCAAAAGTTTTGGCTGGATTAAAGTCTCAATTTTCTGGTTTAAACATAGCTCAAAAATTTGCATCTAGTGTTTATGATTTAAAGAATCAATTTAGCAGTATATTTAATCCTGATAGTAATTTAGATTTACAATCAGAAAAGGCTGTTTATGTAGGATCAAGTTTTCCTGATAGGCTTTGGGTTTATTTAAGAAACTTATTTGTTTCAAACACAGATGGAATTTGTATATTTGCTGGTTTAGTATCATCAACTGGCACTTCATATAGTCCTAATTCTGGATATTCAGTTAGAGTTAATTGTAAAGACAATACTGGTTATTTAGAGATGGGAAAAGTTAATTTTAATCCAGGAGCAGATAATTTTAACGGAGCTATTTTTGATCAATTAACACCTTTTAAGACTAAGTTTGATCAAATAACAACAAATTTTAATAATGAGATACCTGAGTTATTAGATGAAAATAAAATAATTTTAGGTACAGCAAGTCAGTTATTGAAATTTAAAGCAGGACCAGGTATAGGTCAATACGTAACAGAATCAAATTTTATATCTGATATAACAATTAATCCAACAACTGGACAAAAAGAAAGATTTATATATGCTCCAGATGGAATGGTATACAATTGGAAACAAGGTATTGGAGTTTATGTAGCATTTGGAAATTCATTAGATATTAATGATCCAAATAAAGTAGGCATTCAAAGTATATTTAAAAACCCATTTGCTGGTCAAGATGTAATGAATGTTATTTCTTTATTAGTTACAGGACGACCTTATAATTTTATTAACTATTGGAAAGCAGTAACAAACCTAGATGGATTTCAATCTGATCCTTTAGCAAATAAAAATGGAGCAAATTCATATTTTGCCAACTTACAAAACGAGCTTACAAAAAACAATGTATTATGGGGAAATTTTATTCCATTTAAAACATTAACTATAAATGAAGAAGCTTATGCAAAAGTATTATCAGCAGAAATAACTATTAATAAACAAGTAGCTGAATTAAATGATAAGTTACAAGAGTATCAAGTATTAGATACAAAAAACTATCTTCTTTCTGGTAGAAAGGTATTAGGTAATCCAAATATAGGAGGAAACCCATCTGAGTTATCTGGACCTGTAGTAGAAAGAATGAATCAATTAAAGAAAGACATTGAAAAATTACAACAAGAAATAACTGTTTCTGATAATTCAAATTTTGGTTTATCTATTATAGGCAATGATGTAATATTTGATTCTGATGATTTTATAAATGATGAAAGCAAAGAAAAATCATTATCTAATGAAGCTGGACGAAGAAATATTAGAAGAAGAGTTAATGAGTTAACAAAAAGACTTGCTTGGAAAGTAAGATCAAATACAGATAATAATTTATTTATTGTTGATGATTCTTATGATAAAGATTATGATTTTGCAGCATTTGAATCTAATTTTAATGATTTAAGTTTATATAATAATGAGTTTACATCTGTTTTAGAAAAAATAAAATTAGTTACTGGTTTATTAAATTTAGAGTTTTACGCAGATACACAAGGAAATCTAAGAGTAAGACCACCTCAATTTAATAAAATACCAAGTTCTGTATTTTATAGATTAATAAATCTAAAAAAAGAATACAATATGCAGTTGTATCCTCAATTTTTAGATAGTTTATTTAGAAGTCAATTGGATGGCTTAAGACAAAAAATAGAAGTAATTGAAGATGAAATAAGGCTATTTTTTGCGTTTATAGATATTAATACTGATTTTGATATTAAGCTATATTTTATAAAGTTAGATAGTACTAGTGAAGTTGGATCAATCCCATTTGATTTTATTACAAATGAACAAGGAATTATATCTAGTTATGATACATTAGTAAAAACAAATGATCCAGACATTTTTGAACAAGACGAGACATTGCAAATTATTTCAAGTCAAGCTTTATCAAATAGATCGTATTATACTCCAAAAGTAAGATCTGAGTTTATATTATCTACATTTACACCAGAAGAAAGAAGTAAGTATGATAATGCTTCTTCTATTATAGGAAGTGAAAGAGTAGATGTTTTAAAACAAAGATTAAAAACAAAGACTGGAAAGCCAGTAAATATAGATGATTTGTATTTTAATATTGATGCAGCCGGTAATAATTTAAAGCAAATAGATAGGGTTCAAATAACAAATTTTATAGCTAATAAATTATCTGAAAGGCAACGAGCAGTAAAGACATTTTATAATTCATTAAAAAATTCTATTGAATTAAGAACAATAGATAATGATGATGTTTCAAATAGTTTATTAACTCCAAGAGTAAGTTTTGGAAATGCTCCTGAGATACTAGAGCATTTAATTGAGGATGAGTCTTATGATGATCTTGGACCTGGATCTGGCGCTAGATTTATTCTTAAGAATTCAGCAATCAAATCTTTAGAATTTTCTGAGCAGGAGCCTGAGTTTACAGCTGTACAAGCCAATGGATCATTTAATCAGTTTGAATCTATTAATGGCGGTAGTGACTTAACCACAGCAATAGAGTCAAATCTAGGCTTATCATCTGCTTTTGCTATAGATTATGATTTGTGGAGAAAATATGGAATGAAGTCAACATCACCTGTAAACGTTCCATTTTTAACAGACCCAAGATCTCAATTATCTCCTTATGCAACTACTCTTTTATTAAGAGCTAGAAAAAATATATTAAAAGCAAATGTAACAATTGCTGGTAATGAATATCAACAGCCAGGAGATGTTGTTTATCTTGAAGAGAATCAATTATTGTATTATGTAAAGTCAGTAAGTCATAATTTTACATATGGATCTAGTTTTACAACTAACTTAACACTAGAATATGGTCATAGCCCAGGAGACTATATTCCAAATGTATTTGATACTGTAGGAAAAGTAATATACAATAATAAAGACTCTATTGATTTTATTAATTATAGACAAGATAATTATCTTGGAGAAACACATATAGGAACAATTATTTTAGATGAAAATTCTCCATTCTCTGTAAATATAAACAAAGATAATAATCAATTTATAAGCAAATATAGCAAACACAATTCAAAAACAATTCAAGATATTTTAAATACAATTGCTTATCAAATGAATATAAACAATGTTAAAAATAATCCTATAGAAGCAAAGATAGAATTAAGAATATATAAAGATGAGTCATATACACCTCCAGATAATTTAGTTAAACTAAGAGAAGATGTAAAGCAGTTATTAACTGGACAGAAAGAAACATTTAATCAAAGTGATACTGGAAAGTTAAAAATAACAATTAGCAAAGAATATATAGATGATAATTTTGTAGATTTATCTAATGAAGACGACCCAAGATCTCCATCTCAACAAGCAATAAATATTGCTAGAGACATTTATTCTAAGGGAGATATGAAAAGTGATCTTGAAATAGACGAAGCATTTAATAGTGTATCTGGTGGTTCTAATCTACCAAGTAGATCAGCAGATGGTTTAAAGAGAACATTATTTAAATATGTTATAGATTGTTTTGTAAAATTTGAAACAAAAGAGATTTTATGATAGGTACAAAAATATTTGACGAGCCTGTTGGTTTGGTAAGAAGAGCTAAGATTATAAAATATGATAATCTTAATAAAACAATAAAAATACAATTAAACACATCTACTAGTGTAAAAGGAAATGCGTCTTTAATAGACATACCAATCCCTACTTCTTTGTTGTTTGATAATGGTTTGTTTATAGGTTCAAAACCAAAAGAAGGCTCAGATATTATTGTTGCTCAAGGAAGTGGAAATCAATATTATTATGTATCTTCTGTACCTAATAGTTTATTAAATATTCCGGACTTGCCACAAGATACTATTGTTGTACAATCTTCAGAACTTTCAAAAATTTTATTATCAAATGAAAAAATTACTCTAGGATCAGATGATTTAAATATAGAGCTTAATTCTACAAAAAATTATTATTCTAATTATTATGGAAATAAATATTCTATATCTGAGGCTAATATTACTATAAATGGTTTAATAAAAAGAGAAAAAAATCATTTATTAAACAATTCGGATCTTTTAAAATTAAAAGATAATGAGTATTATTTATCTAGAAGTTCTATAGGTTTAGATCCAAAAATTAATACAAATAATTTATCAGAGACATTTAATAAAAACCCACCTTTAGTTGAAATTAGATCTGTTATAAATGAATTTCAAAAATCATCTAATGTATTAAATGATTTTTCTGAGTCTTTATTTTATAAAAATCAAAAAGAAGAAAATGATTATTCTTATCCTGATAGAAGAAAATTACGATCAAATGTTCTTAATTTAAGCTTAAACAATCCAAATGATTTAATAGAAAAGATTGAAGGTACAGTTGTAGATATTTTTGGAAATGTATTAGACATTAATAGATATCCAATAAAATTTGACAAATCATTTTCAGAAGATAGCAATAATGATAAAACAGAAACTTTTTTTAAAATTAAAGATTTACAAAGAAAAGGAATTGCGTATCATTTTGAGTTAAATTCAAAAAAAGATATAGACAAAGTACCTGATGTAAATGACTCGGCAAACTATTCTAGAAATAGATCTAGGTTTTTTATTGATGTAGATAAAGAAGGTCAATTCAAAGCAAACATATCTTGTTCATCTGAAATAGGAAATATTCCTGTTCTAACTAGATATGAAAATTATTCTCATATATCTGAAGAAGATAATAAAAATCCAAACAAGTTAATTTTTAGAGAAGATGGTTTAGATGTTTTACATGATTCTTTTAATAAAGGATTTATTGAAATTAAAAATGAATTAGGAGAAATTGTTACTCCTATAGATAGGTTTACAAATCAGCATATAAAGCATGGTACTGCATATCATGATTTATCAAAAACATGTATAGCACATCAATCTTTGGATTTTATAAACTATCAAAATGACGAAACAATAGCATTAAACAATACTTATATTTCAAAAGATTTTATTTCAAAAGAAATATTTATTTCAGGAGAAAATGCAAATGCTGGTGGCAGATCTGGATTAATTAGCTTAGATGGTTCATTAGAATTAAATGTTGGAGCTAATACATCTGATAGACAATCTTTAGTATTTGATTTTGCTGGTGGTGTTTTGGGAAATATAGGAAGAGACAGAAACAACAATAGTATGGTTTATAATTTAGATGGAAACATGATTATTCAAATTGGTGGAACTGGAGTAGATGGAGACTCTAGATTTAGTAAATTAAATAATGGATATTTAGGTGGAACATTAGACATTAGAGTTTTAAGACCTGGATTTCAAGCGACACTACTTAGAATAGATTCAGAAGGTGTGAAGATATTAACTGCTGGACGAATGTTGTTTCATGCAAATAGCGATGTTGTTATTAAATCAGATGCTACAATGACTTTAGAAGCTGAAAATTTAATATTAAATAATAGAATGGTATTAAAAGAATTTGGAGGATCAATATGAAAAAAGAGCAATACAATAGATTAGTTTTAGAAGCAAATGAATTAAAAGCTTTAGGAAAAATAAAATTAGCAAATGATATTTTAAACTCTCTTGGACCTAATATAGAAGAACAAGAATTTGCTAGCAAAGATATTGTAGCAAATACAAAAAAAGATATTATTAATATAATTGTAAAAGTAGCTAGTGATTTAGACTGCAATATAAATTCAAATCAAATAAATGATATATCAGAATTAGTAGCAAATAAATTAATTGCTAGCATAGAAAATATAAGAGAGTAATAATGCCATGTGATATTAATGATATTGATATAAACCTGCCAGATCCTCCTCCGGCTGATTTTATACCTGGTTTTGGTCAAGGATTTTCTATATCTTTACCATTAAATAAGTTTCAAATTCCAGGAGGTTTACCTGAAAGTTTATTAGATATCTTTAGTAAATTAAAGCTAATATTACCATCTGGTATTTTACAACCAGCATTAAACCCAAATTTTGGAAAAGATATATTTGATGGCATTATGAAGCTATTGGATAAATTTTTTCCATTTTTAATGCTTTATAAATTTTTCTTACCAATATTAAACTTAATTGTTTGTATTATAGAAATAATATGTGCTTTAAAAAATCCAGTAAAATTATTAAGAGCTATTCGTAAATTATTTAGAACATGCATTCCTGACTTTTTATCTTTATTTCCTATATTTGCTTTAATAGTAATGATCATATCATTATTGTTGTTAATTTTAGAGCTTATTAATTATATAATAAGTCAAATATTAAAACTAGTTAATGCAATTTTAAGAAATATTAAAGCATTAAACAATGCAATTCAAAAAGCAGATAATGAGTCTATTACTTCTATTTCAAAAAAAATAGCTGCTTTGTTGTGTATTTTTCAAAATTTATTTGTATTATTATCTGCATTTGCTATTATTTTTAAAACAATAAAAGATATTCTTGCAATTAAGTTTAGAATTCCGCCTTGCAATAAATCTGATCCATCTACAATATCAGAGCAGGAGTTTTTGGATGAGTGTTGCAACTCAGATGTTTGTCCAGATTATGTATTATCTAATACAAATAGACAAACTGGAACTTTACAATATTACAATTCAATTGTTGCTGTTTCAAATGTTCTTGTTCCATTCCCTACCATTCCTGGTGGTGGAAATACATTATCATTTCCAATAAGACAACAATCATATCAATTGTATGATAATTTCCAAAATATAGACGAAAGGTTTTTAAATATAGTTGATGCATATGACATTCCAAGTTTTATAAACCCAAAGCCTGTATTTTTTCCAACAGATGTTGTTTATACAGCAAATACAAATCCAAAACAAGCTGCATACACTGTAGATATAAAAGTATTTTATAATCCATCTAGTTATGCGCGAAATGGTGTAGAATATGGAATTCCAAGATTTGTAATTTTTAAAGATTGCATTGTATTAAATGCGCCAACAACAAACTTATACTTATGGGATAATTCAATAACTGGAGCGGCTAATGGTGTATTAAATTTGGCTGGTGGACTTGGTTATGAAGCTGATGGTGTCACTCCATTGTATGGTTTTGCATCTGATGGAATATCATTTACAACAAACCCTGCAACATTAGAAAATTTTCTATTTTATCCAACAGAATTTGATCCAAATCCAGTATTAGAAAGCACAGATGGTTATCAATATACAAACATGGAATATACTTTAAAACCAAATTTTGAAGTATTATTTTCAAAAGATTTAGTATCATCTGCATGTAATGTAGAATTAAGAAATGATATTGACTTTGTTAATACAGTAGTTGCTGGTAGTTTTAATTTAAAGTTAGATTTACTTACAGAATTAGTAAATTCAGATAGATTTCCTGATTTAGATTTTACTCAACAATGTTTACAAACAGCATTAGATAAATTGAGATCAGATTTAAATGAAACAACACTAGCTGAATTTCAAGCAACATCAACTACATGTTTAACTGATTTGCAAGAAAAATGTAATAATTCATTGGAAGAGTTAATTGGTTTATCTATTGATACATCAAAGAGTACATTTACAGTTGAGCCTAAAGTTCAATTTACAACTCAAAAAGTAGTTGTATCTGTTGATTTAAGAGATGCTAATAATCAACAAGTTGCACAGAATATTCCAAGTGATTTGGCTTTGATTATAGCAAATAAACTAACAGCAAACGTTACTTTAGGAGAAATAAGTAATTTTGTTTATGATGGTCAAGGATTATTTATTGGTCAAATATCTTCTAATGTAGATGGAAAAGGAGAAGTAGATGTTTCTTTTGACAATCAATCTTTAACTTTAGTAACACTACCAGAAGATTTAAATCAATCAGCTACATCAGAAATACAAAAACTAGAATATAGATTTATTGCAGCAGGAGTACTAGGTACTACTGATACAGGAATCGATTCTGATGGTAAGCCAAGAAGAGACATTTCTGATATATAAGTATGACTAACCAGTCTAATTATAAAAACAATCAGAATTATCAAATAAATATAGAAAATTTCTACAATACAATTGTATCTGAAATTGATGATATTAGAGGGTATGTAAATATATCTTCTCCTGATAATTTAAAAAAAGTTAAAACAATTAAACCAGAAGATTTTTCTGGGATATCAGGAAAGCTTCAAGTTTCAGATACATATCAAGAAAGTAGAATAAGCGCATTTCTTAGATTAATAGGCTTACCAGTGATATCAAATTCTGGGGCTTTTTATAATCCAGGGCATGATGGTATTAAATACCTTACAGATCCTATTTTTAATACACGACAAATTAAAACAAAAAATAAAGTAGATATTATTAACAATCCAATTAATGGATTTTATAATTTTTCAAATAAAAAAGAAGCTTATTATAATTCTACTGTTGTAAATAATTTATCTTATAGAGATATAAATACTTCTTTGTATTTGTTAACATCTTATAATTTAAGAAATTTTAATGATCATATAGATAAGTATCAAAATGCTTTTGATTTTGAATTAGAAAATCATTCTTATTTAGTAAAGCTATCAGATCCATTAAATAGATCTTTGCTTGAGTATATAGAATCTCCAAAATTAATAGCTAAAAGGTATCATTTTATTTTTCCATTGATAAATGATCCAAGATTAGATTTGTGTGCAATAAAAAGACCATCTGTACCTTTTCCATTTAAAAAAAGTCATTTGCAAATAAACCCAACATTAACTGCAAAGATACCATTACTTCAAACAATTATTGAAAACAGATATTTATCTCAAAATAGACAAGGAGAAATTGGTCAATTTGGACAGCAGATTGTTGATTTCGTTAAATCGAATGAAAAAATAAAAGATGAAAAATTAATTAATAACATTCAGGATCCTACTTCTTATGGGATTGTTGAAAGAGAAATGTTTTTAAAGTTTATTAATTTAATTAGTTCTATGGTTGATGAATTAATTCAAGCACAATCAGATATAGATCTTACTTTTTCTATTACTACTTATTTGCCAATATGCAATCCAAGCGGACCTGAAGCTGGAGTAAAAACTCTCTCAGTAGATTTATTTACAGATAAGTTTAATACAGATTTAGATAAAGAAATAAAATTATTTTTATATAAAGATTTTATAAATAATTTAACACCGCAAACAAACTTAACAAATACTACAGCAGATACAATTGGAGAAAAAATAACAGAATATTTAGGCTCTGTAATTGATTATACAGCAGAAGCTTTTGGAAATTTAATAAAAGACACTTTAAGTTCTTTATTGAAAAGAAAAACTGTATTTGATAATAAAGCTTCAGATGCTTTAAGAAAAATAGAAATAATTATGGGTGAGTTTAGTGGATTAGGATTGTGTGATATTATTGCAATACTTGGAGCTATGTATTTAGTTGAAAGAAAATTCTTATTAGGATTGTTAGACGATGACGCTTTTTTAAGAGCAAGTAAAAAATTAAACATATCAAATGAAGAAAGACCGCCTGTACAAGAATCAATAATAGAGTTACAAAAAACAGTATTTGGTTTATATAATATTATGCAAATAATATATACAGAAAGAAAACAATTTGGAATACGGGTATAATGTCATTTGATTTAAAAATAAAAAATGCAGATTTAGTGATAGAAAATGGAGATATTAAAACAATAATAGACTCTGAAAAATTAATACAAGATGTATTAAAAATATGTTTAACTCCTGTTGGATATGACCCATTGAATCCTTGGTACGGATCATTTTTATCTAAAACAGTTATAGGTTCTCCTGAATCTGACGAATTATTAAATTCAATTTCAAAAAATCAAATTATAAAAGCTTTAGAAAATTTAAAAGATTTGCAAAATTATCAAATAAAATCAACTCAAAGCTTATCAGCAGATGAGCAAATAGCTACTGTACAATCTGTACAAGTAATAAGAAGCGAATTTGATCCAAGAGTATTTGAGGTTTATATTACAGTAATATCAAAAGGATTTAAACCAATTACAACTGCTTTTAGATTAAGCACTATTTAAACATTTAAATATGGTTAACATAAGAAATACCAATGAGATAATTTTAAATCTTATAGATTTTTATAGATTAGTAAAACCAGAGTTAGATACAAAGCCTGGCACTGTAACAAGAGATATCTTTATCTCTCCATTAGCAACGCAGTTATCTTCTTTGTATAGCGAGCTTGCAAATATATCAGCCAATCAATCATTAAGACTTGTTATAGGATCAGATCTAGACAAGCTAGCAAGAAATTTTGGACTAGCAAGACAAGTATCTAGACCTGCATCTGGATTAGCAATTATTACATTTAATTCAATAGATGGCAATGTAGCAATAAACAAAGGGGATTTGGTTTTTTCTCAAAATGGAATACCATTTGCAATAAATTCAAGCACTATAGTTAATGCATCTAATGCTAATTTTTATAGAGGTGTTGCTGCAAAATATAGAGCTGATTTAGATAACCTTGGAATAACAGATCAATTTGCTGTAGAATTATCTGTGACTGCAAGTACTCCAGGTATTTCTGGAAATATAGCAAAATACAGTTTATCTAGAACAAATATTATTGGATCAAGTAATGTATTAAATGTAAATGCATTTAATGGAGGTTCTGATCCTGAAAATGATGCTGCATTTAGAGATAGAGTTCTTTCTACTTTTTCTGGATCTAGCGTTGGAACTAATTTAGGTTATTTTAATACATCTGCCTCTGTAAGTGGAGTTACAGATATTTATATTGTAGAACCAAATGATCCATTAATGACAAGAGATGGAACTGTAGTAGAAAAAAACTCAGAAGGTACATTAACCATAGTAAAAGAAGGCAATGGCGGTAAAGTAGATATTGTTGTTTTAGGATCAAATATAATTGAAGCTACAGATTCATTTATTTATTTAGACAAATCAAATTCATCAGATGCTACAAATAGTTTAAATGATTATACTATAGGTCAAATATTAGGGGATGAAAATAAAACAGTTTCTAAAAAAAGAGTAGACAATCTTGCTACAGGTATATTACCAACTCAACCAGTAAGTGATATTGTTCAAATAACTGGATCTTTATCTGGTTCTAATTTTAAAGAAAAAACTGTAGATGAATTCGGCAGAGTTTCTGGTAATTATGAGTTAGTAAAAGATACTGGATATTATGCAGGAAGCCCATGGGGTTTTGATAAATTAAAATGGATATCAAATACAATATCTGATTTTCAAGAAGACAGAATTAAAAATCAAACAAATGGTCAAGATACTTTAACTTATTCAGATGTAACTAAAATATCTAAAATAGAACAATCTGTTTTGGTTACAAATGAAAATTCAAAAGTAACTTCAGATAGATCTATTATTCAATTATTACACTACCCAATTACAAATGTAACAAGAGTTTTTAATACAAATACTGGAGAAAGATATATAGTAACAAATCAAAATCTAGATGGCTCTGGTTCAATAAATACTACAGGTAGAATAAAAATATCTGGAAGTACATTGCCATCAGCCACAGATATTTTGCAAGTTGATTATAATTGGATCGTAACTTATGACAATCACTTAGATTTTGATGGTTTAAAGAACACAAATAATTCAAGAATTGTAGATGATAGTATTGATTGGGGATATGGTTCATTAGTAAGAAATGAAAAAGTATTATTTAGTTTGGATAATACAAGCTCTTATTTTGTAGGATCAACAACATTACCAGCAAGCTCAGTGATATCTTGTTTTAGTTTTAATCAATACACTGGGTACGTATCTAAAGTAACTTCTGGTAAATACATAGATAGATTAAAAGTATCTTTATCAAATTTAGATTTAGAACCAACATCTGTTTTTTCAATTAAATTAAGATATTCAAACCAAGAATTATATAATACAAAAAACAATGATGGCTTGTTTCAAGCTACATCTACATTATTTAATTCAAATGTTTATTATAATTTTGAAATAATATTACCAACTGATACTACAGCTCAAGAGAATGATTTTGTTACTGTAAAAACAAATAACTTAGATGTGTTTACAGTAGATAACATATCTGGATCAATATCTGGTTTTAATATAAGTATTCCTACAGCAAATATAAACACTTCTCAGTCATCATTGTATTTAAATGTAAATTACATAGCAAATACAAATAATAGTTTAAACACTACTACATCTAATTTGCCATCAAGCAAATTAGCAAATGGATTTTTAAATAATTTTAGTGGTGGTCAATTAACTAACTTAACAAATAACTTAAGAAGTCAAAATGCAATTGTAAAACAAAATACAGATGGAGATCTATATGTAGAGTTAGATGTTTCTAGCATAAACTTTACAGTAGAAATAATATCTATATTTAATATTACAAATACAAATGAATATTGGAATGCTGATAATTTAGGTACGTTAGAAAATACAAATCAATTATACCAAGCCATATTATCTGGATACAATTCTCCAGCTATAGGAGATAATGTAATTGTTTTGTACTATCCAAAAGAGTTATCAAGATTTCAGCCATTAAATTATTCAAATGAATTGTTATTGTATAGATTTAATCAAATAAAATTTGATGGTTCAAATTATTATTTACCATTAAATAGCTTTGTAGATGACACTTCTATAGATTACTCTATTATAAGAGAGTCTGATGGGTATGAGTTGTTTACTGGTACAGATGGGTATATTTTAGATGATGGATATGAGTATTCATTATTTGGAGCTTCTTTAGATTTTTCTTTTATACCAAGCATTTTTAATTACAAATTAAAAATAAATGGATTAAACAAAGGAGTTTACGACATTACAAGTTTCGATGACTCATCAAATTTGCTTACCATAACAAAAGATTTTACAAATATAAATACAAACAATATATTTGCAATAAGAATAAAAGATAATAAAGAGCTTCCTGTAACTATTGATTTAAGTAATAATAAATTAATTTTATCTGGGTCATATACAATAAATGATTATGTTGTTATTTGTTTTTATAGTTATGATCTATTAAAAAATAGTTCAAGTAAATTATTATGTACATTATCAGATAATATAGTAAATCCAGGAAGTATTACATTTGTTGGAAATGTTTTGTATAAAGCCACAGATGTATTGTTTACTGGCATTTACAGTGATGGTAGAGTTAACTTTGCTGAAGCAATAAGAAAATATCTTGGACTAAACTCAAACTCTGCAATAAGCAGTTCTATTAAACTAGTAAATGTAGTTAGTTTAGAAAAAGTAACTACAAATGGAGATGTTATTTTAACAAAAGATTATGAATATAATTTATTTAATGCTTCTATAAATGAAGATAGGTATTTTAATAATTTAATAAAAGATAGTAGTTTGTCTAGTTTAGATATTAAATTAAATGAACCAACTGTAGTTGGAGATAAATTATTAAGTACGTTTTATTTTATTATAGAGAATGATTCAGAAACAATTAATTTTACAAGAAATGGAAATCAATATACAAATAAAAAATTTATATATTTAAATAAAATAGTTGGTGCTGGATTTAGAAGCTCTCAATCTACAAGAATTGTTTTGTCATTATTTAATCAACCAAATGGTTCTTCCAGATACAAAGCTTTTTATGATTATGTAGCTCCAAAACAAAATGAAAGAATAACACTAAGATACAATTATAATAAAATTATAGGAGATGTAACATTTGCAAATGAATCTACAAGACCAATTAATGCAGATGTTTTAGTAAAAGAAGCAAGTAAGTTAAGCGTTGATTTGGAGATTTTAATATTAATTACATTAACTAATGGATTAACGGAATCTACCGTTGTTCAAAACGTAACAAATGCTGTTACTAATTTAGTAAATGTATTAGAGTTAGGAAGAGTATTAGAAGATGCAGATATTCAAAATTCTGCTGAATCTATAGATGGTGTAGATAGATGTAGATTAATTTATTTTAACAAAACAGGTCAATCTGGATCAGTAGTAAAGTTAGTTTCTCAAAATAATGAATATTTTGAATTAAATAAACTAACCATTAATACTGAATTTAGATGATGGAAAATTTAAGACTAGTTAATGTAGAAGTAAAATCAAGTCAAGATTTAACATTAGAATTTTCACATAAATTATCTAGTGGTATATCAGTATCAAATATTCAAATTTTATCTACAAATGCATCTATTCCAGATGCAAGTGTTTTATCTGTAAAGATAAAAGATAATTTTTTATTTGTAAAATGCAAACCGCTAACACCATTTGTTGCTTATAAAGTTAAAGCAGTTAAAACATTAAATTATACATTTAATTCATTAAATAATACAGCTAGTCTTTTGCAAGATAATGTAGGTAATGTATATGAAATAATTGGACCTATTGAAAAAGAAAATTTTTTTAAACAAGTAATCAACCAAACATTATCTGATGGTGTTTATAATATAGACAATGGAACAGTTGTATCTACAATAGTAGATTCATTATCTAAAAATTTAGATATTGCATTGGATGCTATTAAAAATGTAAAAAATGAAAACTATATTTCTTTTGATGTTATTGATGAATTAAAAACTAGAGGTTCTGGACCATTTGATAAATTAAATGAAGGTAGTGCTTATGAAATAATAAGAGTCGGACCAAGACCAACAAATACTTTTTCAGAAGAAACTTTTGTTTTTTCATCTAAAAACTATAAATTAATTTCTTTACAAGAAACATATAATACAGAAATTTTATCAACAAATTCTTTTGATACAAAAGGTTATTTTAATGTAGTTAATTTTAACCTAAATCTAAATAAATCAAATGTAATAAAAATTAAATCTATAGTATTTACATTATCAACATTAAACCCTATTTATACTTATAATATAGAAAAGTATGGCTATCAATTATTGGATCCAAAATACGATCCTGATTTTGCTTCTAAATATTTTCAATTAGAATCAAATCAAGTAAAATTAAATGAAGAGATATTAAAAGACCCTGACTTTGATATTGCTCAAATAGTAAAAATAGACATAGAGTATTATTACAAAAATACAACAAAAATAATTTATAATCCAGATATCTTTTCTAGAAAAGATATTGTAAGAGAAGTTTTACCACCAATATCTACAAATTTCTTTTTAAAGAATTCAAATATCATTGATGCAAATAACAATACACCATCATCAAATGGATTGGTTTTTACTAATTTAGCATCAAACGCACCAAATCCAGCATTTTTATATGAAATAGATTTTAGATATGAAGAGTTGCCATTTTCTCCTGGTCAGTATTCTGTAAATTACGAAACAGGAAATATATATGTGTATGGACAAAGCTCATCAAATTTAGGTTCAGGTGAGGAACCACCAGTAGTCTCGTATACATATAAACAATCATTTCAATCAGAAATAGATTATGTATATGATTCTAATACATACGATCTTGCAATCCTTCCAAAAGGAAAAGCAATAGATAAAACACTTTATGTAAAGTATAATTATGAAATAGTTTATCAAAACGGACTAGATTATAAAGCTTCTTTGCATGAAGAAAGTTTAAATGAAAGAATAAACAATAATTTATTAGCATTAAATGTTTTACAAACACAAAACTATCCAGTAACTAATGTTTTTAGAATATACAATGAAACATCTGGTGAGTTATATAGCTTGTCAAGATTTGATGGTAATAAAGTCTATTTTAGATATACAAATCCACCAAGAATTCTTCAAAATGAAGAAGTTGTTGATTTTCATAGTTTTAGTGAAAAATTAATTCCAATAAACTATTCAACAAATACAAATACAAATACAATTATTGTAGCAAAATTTCAATTATCAAAATCTAATATAATATCTTCTACAAACGATAGAATTGCAAATTTTAAAAATACTTCTTTAATATTAGATAATAATATTTTTCAAGTAGAAAAGCATTTTATTAATGAAAATTCAATTTTAGACGTAGGAGAGTATGTTGTAGATTATGCAAATGGATTTTTGTTTGTTGGAGTTGATTCTCTTACAATAGAAGATTTTGGAGAAGCAAATTATAAATACTCAGATATAAATCCACAATTTAGTCATGTATTATATGTAAATAAATTGTCTTACATACAACCTTCTACTGAAGAAATAAAAGTAAATGCTTCTAGTGTATTAGAAGATACTATATCTGTTAATGGATTAGCTAATGCATACGAAGATAATGTAAACAATAGTCCTTATTTATTGATTTCAAATAATGTTGGATATTTTGAAAACACTTCTTTTGTGCCTAAAGTAAAAAATGAAGTTTCTGAAATTTTTGGATTGTATGAATATGAAGATTTTATAAATTCAGATACTCCTGTAAATTTTGCAAACTTTTCAGTATTTAATAATAAAAACATAAATGTATCAAATTTTGAAAAAACATTTTTTGAAACAATACAATATTCTGTTCTTGATGGATATTATGTTGAAATACCAAAACAAGTTGGCTATACCTCATCAAATTTGACCGTCTCTACGGTTGTAACAGACCTAGCTTCATCTAATGAAATAGATGTATTATCTTTTTCAATAGAAGAAGCAACAAATAAAATAATTTTAGACACGCTTAGCTTAGGTTCTGTAAAAATACAATTATTAATGTCTATAAATAATTTATCTAGAATTGTAGTAGATTACGCTAGAGGTTCTTTAGTTTGCAACTATAATTATTTAGCAGATGAAATATTAATTAATTATGAGTATGGATCGAACTCTCTAGACTTTAGAGAGGGGACAGTATCAACAAATACTCCATACTATGTTAGCTATAAAGTTGGAGCTTTAAGAGATGGTTTATTAAGAAATTTCTCTACTCTTGTTAATGTAGACGAGTTATCAAACATAGACCCATCTTTTAATAGAGAAAGATACAGAGATGCATTATATGCTGCAATGTCTTCTTTTATATTAGGACCAACAATACCTGCAATAAAAAACATTGTAAAACAAATAACTCATGTTACTCCAAAAGTAATTGAATCTCAATTTAATAATTGGAGCGTAGGTGAAAGTTTATTATCTCCGCAGCAAATAAATTCAATCGGAGAGTTTGAGCTATTACCTTCAAAGCATGGTAATGGGGTTTTAATTGATAATGGATCAATTACTTTCCCATCATTTAATAATTTAAATCTAGAAGAAGGTTCTTTAGGATTTTGGGTTACACCACAATGGAATGGAATAGATAATCTAAATAATATATTAGTTGAAGTATTAGAAGATAATTTAGATATATCTACTGACAAAATATTTATTGGGGCTACAGAAATTCATCCAGAATCAAATATTTTTACATTAACTAAAAATGTAATTAAAGGAACGCCTAATACAAATAAAGATGGGGTTTATTTTTATTTAGATAAAGACCCTTCAAACTTATTTGAAAGATGGTATGTACAAGTTGTTGATGGCTATTCAACTCCTACAAATACATTTAAAATTAAATTACAATCAGATTTTTATGATTTTAAAGTAATGGATGGTTATCCAACAAGTGTTTTATCTACGAATTCAAAACTAACAATAGTAACAAATTCTTCATACAAGAATGAATTGTATGGTTTTATAGCTGATAGTAAAAAATACTTTATAGATATTAAAAAAGATAAAAATAGATTTTCTATTTATAAAGATAAATCAGGTTATTTAGTATTTGAAGTAATAGATAATAATAGTAAAAAACATTCAATTTCAACAGATATTTCTAGTTGGAATTTTGGAGAGAATCATCAAGTATACGTTAGCTGGAAATTGAATTCTAAACTTTCGAGAGACGAGCTACACCTCTTCGTAGATGGCACCGAGGTTCAGAATTCCTTAACTTATTCTAGCAATATTAGAAATTACATCCGACAAGACTTCCGAACCACAGCCAAAGAGACTTTCGTTGGAGTGGCAGGAAAAGATATTGTTGGCTCCGTTGATTTGGAAACAACAATTGGCTCTCCAATTGTAAGTTCATTAATTAATTTTTCTGCTTTTAATATCTCTCCTGGAGATTCAATTTTTATTAAAAATGATTTATTTAATGAAAATGGATATCAAATACTATCTGTATCTGGTCAAGATTTAACTCTTGATACAAATATGCCGGTTTCATTAACAAATCTAGAATTCTCTGTAAATCAAACTAATTTTGATGGATATGGAAGATATTATTTAAACACAAATAATTACTTTTATAAATTATCTTATTATTTTACAGACAATGATCTTACATTAAATAATACAAATATTGTGTTATCAACAAATGATTTTACAAATATAGTTTCTGTTGGTGATTTAATTAGAATTAATTATTCTGGTTTAGAAGATTATTATACAATAATATCTGTTAATGTTAATCAATTAGAATTAGATTCTACAATAAATGTTTCTAGCTCTGGTGTAGAATTCTTTATTTATTCTACAGAAGAAACTGAATTGCGAAGTCCTAGAGCAGAAATATCTGATTATGAACTAAGTAAAAATACAATAACCATTAAAAATGGATTAAATTCAAATGAATTGTTGTTTGCGACAAGTCTTGGATTAAATCATGAAGTAGTAAAAGCAAAATATTATCAATGGTCTGATAATTTATCTAATATAATAAAAACTCAACTTCCAAGACCTACATCTATTTCTGACGTAGAGATTTATAAGTTGTTGCTTAACAATACACTTATTAGCTCAAGCAATTCAACAATACTAGGAAACACATACGATAGTGAAATACTAACAGATAATCCAATAAATTCACAATCTGGTAGAGTAATAAAAGTAGAAATTTCTGGTACAAATGTAGATTTTACAAATCCATTAACAGTTGAAGTTTTTGGTTATGTTGGATATTCTTCTACATCTGAGATACTATCATTTAATGATTATGGGTCATTAAATACAACTAATTTATTTATTTCTGTTAGTAAAGTAAAAATACTAGCAGATTGTATAAATCCAACTAAAGCTTTATGCAGTATAAAAGTTTCAGAGTTTGAAAATATTTTTGAACCAGAAGTTAGCTATTATACACCAGTGCTTAAATATAGTTATGTAGTTAGTTCTGGATCTAACTTAGAAAAGTTTAACGATACAACTGTTGTTGATTATAGCAATAACTTTTCACTAGGTAATATAGGAGACACTCTTGTAATAGAAGATCCTATAACAATGGCTGGTTTTTATAAAATAACAAATGTAGATGGTTATTTATTAGAGTTAGATCCATTATCTACAGGATATCCATTACCAATAAATAGTTTTACAAATGGTATTTATAAAATCTATAAAACAGTAGATAATGCATCTGGAATTGGAAATGGGTTCTTTTATTTTGAACCATTAGATTATCCAGGTCAACAATATTTATTAAGAAAAGGTTTTTATGAATTTAGCTATCCAGCTTATTTAAGTATTGACTATGATTTTGGAGAGTTAGTTCATGTAGGTACTGACTATTTATCTCAAAATCATTGTAATTCAATAATAAACGAATTAGCTGTATATAATATAGCTCTTACTGATGTAAGAACAGGAGAATATTTAACTGATAATGATTCGGTTACTAAAAACTTTAATTCTATTAAAGGAACAAAGCTTTCTAAAAATCTTACATTTTTAAGTAAATTTAATTCGTTTCCATTTGAAAATGAAGCTAATTATTATGTTGCTTTAAAAGACAACAATATTATTTATTCAAATAATTCTGTAAACTCAGAATTTAATAATTCTATTTATTTAAAAGATAGATCTTTAAACATAACCAATTTAGGTTATTTGGATTCAAAAAAAGAAGGAACAATAGAGTTTTGGATAAGTCCAATTTATGATACTTTGTATGATTTTAATACAAGATATTATTTTGATGCTACTTCGTTAATAGAAGAAGAGTTAATATCAACAAATAAAAAATTAATTAGTTTATCTTCTAAAGCAGATCAAATTATTTCTGTAAAAACATTAGACTCAGATTTTGATTATTTTTCTGGTGGATCAATAGACTATGTAAGAAAAGATTCTGTAAATGAAGTAGTAACATCTACATCATCTAATAAAGTAGTTATTACAAATCCAGCATTACAAGTTTTATATGTAAAAATAAATAACTTTTTAAATACAGATTATTTTGATGGTGGTTCAATTTCAAGTGATGGTAAAACCATTTATTTGAATAAAAACTTACCAAATAACAATGTTCAAGTTATTGTATCTTACAAGCCTAAGACTCAAACAACAATAAATGAGCAAGTAATAAAACTAGGCAAACCATTACCTCAAAATAATACAAAAGTAAAAGTAATTTATATTCCAAAAGGAACAAACGGAGATAGAATCTCTATTTATAAAGATGCAAATAGCAATTTAAATTTTGAAATTACAGCTAGCAATAAACTTTATGCAATAAAAGCTCCAATTGTTTGGGAAAAAAATTCTTGGCATAGAGTAAAAGCCTCTTATAAGTTTAACTCTAGCAATGAGAATTTATTATTGTTTATAGATGGTTATAGACATTCGCAAATAAGTTATGAAGGTTCTATTTACTTTAATAATTATTTTGAGTCTACTATATTAGGAGACGGTTATGATGGGTATTTCTTTGATAAAGAAATATCTTTTAAAGATACAATAAATTATTTTACATTGGGCTCTGATTTTAGCTCAAGAAATTATGGAAATATATCTTTAGATAATTTAAGACTGTCTAACAAATATAGAAATTCATTTAAGTATTTAAATGAATCAATAGATATAAGCTATTTAGGAGTTAATAGCTTGCCTGTTGTAAAAGATTTGTATACTACATATTTACTTGATTCAGATATAGAGTATAATTTATTTGAAGATTTTTGTTTGTTAATAAACAAAAAGTCAGGTATTTTTGAGTTTACGTTAGATATATTTGATTCTTTTAATATATTAAAAGATAATCCTCAAAGCAAGCTTATTATGGAGAAGCTTTTAAAAATACTTAAGCCAGCAAATTCCAGGATATTCTTAAATTATATTTGAGAGCAAATATGCGAAAAGACGTTACAAGCAAACAAAACATTTGGTTAAATGGACAACAAGTAGATAATGATGATTTATCTACTGAACAAAATTATATAAATACAGTAGCATCTGGTTTGACCTACAATCATATAGGTCAAGGCATTTTGCCAGATAATTTAAGCAAAATAAAACTATTTGATTCTAGTACAATTGTTGGAAATTTAGATGGTACTCCATTATCCCCATCTACTCAACCATCTGATTCTGACTATGGTAATCAATTAGAAGTTAACTTAGAAGACTCAGATGTTTTTGGATTAAGAACAGTTAAGGTTGCAATCTTTGGATTAAACTTTAATGGAGAATTAATTTATGAAACATTTAAGTTTCATAAAAATGAATCTCAATTTTCAAAATTACATTTTAAGCAAATAATATCTATATTAATTAACGATATGTTTGCAAATACTCTTTCATTAAATTTAGGTGGAACTTTAAGAGTATATGAAGCATTATCTGGGGTATTGTCAAGAGATTGTTTAACCGTTTCTCAAAATCTACAACCAAATTTATTTTGGAGAGATTTTTTTAGCACATCAACAGTAGACTTAACATCATTACTAAATGCAGCATTGCCAAATTATGATGTTTCTTCATTAGCTATATATACTACAGAGTATTCTTCAAGAGAGCTAGCTAAAAACGATATTACAACAGAAATTGGTCAAAAATTTAAATCAAATTCAGATAATATACAAAAAATTAGATTGTTGTTATCTGTAGAGAATAATGATCCAGGAGATGAATTGGATTTAGAGTGGGAAGGAGATTTGGTTTTTACTATTTATCCTTTACAATCAACAATATCATGTCCTACAGATTTGGCTCCAAACTTAGAAATAGAATTTGATCCAATTCCAACTCCATTAGCTCAATTAACATTTAATTATAATTCTTTATTAGAAAAAGGTTTTGCATTAAGCAATACATCTCAACCAATTGATTTTGTATTAAGCAACACAACTGTAGCTACAAAAAAGATTGAAAAAGACAAATACTATGCTTTTACAATTAAAAGATCTGGATCTGCAACAAAATGTGATTTTAAAATTTATACAGGTCAAGATTTAACAAACAATTCAAGAGTTACCATATTTAATGGTAATTATTGGACGGATATTCAATCTGAAGATTTATGGTTTGAAATATATTCAGATAATGCAAAAGTATCTTCTGCAAAAATATATGAAGATGGTTTTGGTATAGAAATACCAAAAGTAAAAGAATTAAATGGTGTGAATGTAGATTATAGTTTAGATAGTTTATCATTTAATGGTAATGATGTTTTTACTGCTGTTGTTACTTCAACAACAGAATATAGTGATTTAGTAGAAAATAAAAGAACTGGAACTACTACTAATTCAAAGCAACAAAAAACACCAACAGTAGATTTATTGTCTACAATAGAAACCTCTAATTTAGATTCTTTTAATTCAAGTTTAAAACTTGGCGTTATCTCTGATAAAAATAAAAAAATAGAATCCACAACCAATTATAATTTAGTTTTAAAATATTGGACAATATTAAATAATGAAATTTATATTCCATTATTAGAAGATAATACAGATCCTAGAAAAGATGGGTATTTATCTGAGTTGTTATCTGCATTTGTAAATGGAGAATTGATTGGCTCAAAATTCACTCCTGATTTATCAAACCCAAATCTTTATTATAGAGTAGGTGATGCTAAAAAACTTACAATGACTTATGGAGATTGGAATGGAGACTGTATAGTAGATGAATCAGATTATTCTGAATTGTCTAAATATTTAGATTTTGATTTAAATATTAGTCCTCCATTAGATAGTGTCATTACAACAGATACAATCACAACTACATGTGTAAATGGTTATAGTTTTTTAACTAACACATGTGTTTCTGCTAATACTTTAAATTTTGAATTAATTGATAATACAGATACAATTGTTGTTGTAGAGTTTGATGGTGTTTTACTACCTACAAATAACACAGACAGTGAATTCTCTAGCGCCAATATAGATTTTTCATCTTTTCCAGCTTTAGCTGATTATCATTTAGTAATTTATGATCCATCTAATTTGCAAAATCAAGGAAGATATGAGATCATTGGTTTAGATGGTACTAATATAAATATAAGAAAAAAATATTTAGATAATAATGTTTTATTGTCATTATTAAGATGTAATGTAAATGGTGACTTTTTAATTGATGGATATGATGGTTATTTAATTGAAAGTTATTTAACTAGGTCAGAAGTAACTTCATTTCCAACATTATCTTATCCAGCTCCAACAACAAATCCATATAATAAAATAGGAACAACATTTGATGTATTAAAAATACAGTTAGAATCATTTGTTGATAGGCACGATGATTATTATTCTGTAAGATCAAATTTGCATTTATTACCAGATATTTTTGAATTAAATACAAGTCTGCAAAATAGAGATTTTTCTAGTTCAAATGTTTCAGCCTTTGCTGATCCAAAGTTATTATGGAAAGATTATTTTATAATAACAAAATCAAAATTAGTATATGTTCCAAATGCAATTATTGAAACAAGTGGGTTTAATGAATTTACATGTGATGATAATTGTCCAATTGAAGTATCTTATCCATTAGAATTAAGCTTTGATCCAGGAGTAGTTAATAAATATGTACCTGGTAATTTAATTGTTGGTGGTCAGATTTTAAATACAAATAAAGATTATTTTAAAGTAGATTTTGAAGTTGGTTCTATTACAATAGAAGTACCAGATAATTTTCTAGGTACAGAGAAATCAATTAATATATTTAGCAACTTTGTTTATGAGTATGCTAATGGTAAAACAATTTCAGGATTTAAAGCAATGAAGTTTGCTGATTGTACTTATGTTCAGTCAACGGCTTTATTAAATAATCAAGTTAGATTTGATGTTTCTATGCAAGCCTTTTCTCCTATATTAGATGGATATGACTTATTAGATGAAGGTATTATTGTTGATCCTAAAATGGGGGTTTATGTTGATCAATTAACAGGTTTGTTAAGATTAAATTTTACAAATATAACAAAAGACGTAACAAAACCAACTTTGTCTACAAAAGTTCAAATTACTGTATTTTTGAAAAAAGCAGGATTTAATAACGAGCCATTACTAATTAGTCCTGAATTAACAGACAATTTATTCATTTGATATATATAGCTTCATGAAAGTTTTATGGAATGGTTTTGCTGGAAAATTGCATTCATGGAGCATTGTAGCTCAATCTTTGTGTAGAGAGTTTAAAAAATCAAATTATGATATAGATATTTTTTCTACAAATGGAATAGAGCATTTTCCAGATGATTTAAGACCTAATTTAAAAGGATATGTAGAAGAGGGTTTTAGTTATTCAAAATTAACAGAATCATCTGTTAATTTGCAAAAAAGCTATGATGCTCAATTTAGTTATACAGTTATGTCTAACTTTCCTTTTTATTTTAAAAGAGGATTAAAAAATAGATTTGCAATTTGGTGTTATGAGTTTGCAGGTAAAAATGCATTACCTACTGGGTTTGCAAAAAATCATGTTTTTGTGGATAAAATATTAGCGCCATCAAATCATGCAAAAGAAGTATTTGTTGATTCAATGGTTCCAGCAAGCAAGATAGAAGTAATACCTCATGGGTATTCTGAATCTTTTTTAACTAGAACAAATAAAATAAATTTTTCAAATAAGTTTACATTTGGGGCAAATATTGCTCAGCCACATATGAGGAAGAATATTCCTGGTATTTTAGAATCTTGGGGAAAAGCATTTAATAAAAACGATGATGTATGTTTAGTATTTAAAGTTAGTACAAAAACAAAAAAATTACCCTTTGAAGTTAATTTTTATGAGTTATTAAAAGATTTTAAGTTAAAATATAAAAATCATGCAGAAATCATAGTATATGATAAATATATAGATGATATTTCTGATTTTTATAGGTCATGCGATGTAATTTTTAGTTTATCAAATGCTGAGTCTTTTTTAATTCCTGCATTAGAAACGCTAGCTAGTAAAAAATTATTAATTTGTTCTAATTATGGTGGTCAATTAGATTTTTGCAATGATAGTAATAGTTTATTAGTATCAGGAAAAGTAGTTAGAGCTAATCCAAAAATGTTGTATTGGGAATCAAAACAAAACACATACGTATTTGAGCCAGATGTAAACGATGCTGCTGAGAAATTAAAGCACGCTTATTGTAATTATCAATCTATAATAGATAAAATAGATTTCGCTCCTGTAATAGAAAATTATTCTTGGTCAAATATTTTTAAGAAAGTAGAAAAATTATTAAAATGAAATTAAGTATTATAATACCTGTTTTTAATAAAAGTCATTTTACAGAAGCCTGTTTAAAAGATTTAACAAGATTAAAAGATAGTGAGATTATTATTGTGGATAATAATAGCTCTGATAATACGGAATCTATTGTTAAAACATTTAATGTTAAATACATAAAACTTAAAGAAAACTTTGGTTTTGGAAAAGCTGTAAATATAGGTTTTGAAAATGCAAGTTCAGAAAATTTAATGACAATAAACAATGATATTAAGGTTAGCTCTAATTTTGAGAATTGGACGGATGAAATCGTACAATTCTGCAAAGACGGATTCGTTGGTCCGACCGTAGGCTACCTAGATCAAAAGTTTAACTTTATCAAGGAAAGTTCTAAAATAGAATCGTACCCATACCAGTACATGTCTGGTTGGTGCTTGTCTAGCTCTAGAGATAATTGGAATCGAATAAAAGAGAACAATCAATTCTTTGATGAAAGGTTTTTTGCATATTTTGAAGATACTGATCTTGGATTTAGAATTAAACAAAAAGAAATTCCTTTTATAATAAAAGAAATACCAGTTATTCATTTTGGTAAACAAACATCAAAACAATTAAATACGTATAAATTATATTTAGAATCTAAAACAAAATTTGAGGAAAAATGGAAGAGTTATTTCCAGCAGAAGGTCCAGAAATAAAAGTATTATGTGATTATATTAGAAAAGATTTTCTTGGTAAGAAAATTAAGAACTTTTATATTTATCCAGATTCTAGATATAGAAATGGTTTTAATAAAGAAATTCCAAAAGATTTGGATTTTATAGATATTAAATCTAAAGGCAAATATATATACATTCAATTATCAAAAGATTTATATTTGTATATAGAACCAAGAAATTCTGGGAAATTAAAGAAAATACATGAAAAAGGAGCTTCATTTAAATTAGAATCAGATGAAGAATTGTATTTTATTGATCCATTGCATTATGGTCAATGTTTTTTATTTAATAAAGAAGAATTAGATAATAAATTATCTAAGGTTTATTGGGATTCTATTGATGAAGATTTTGATGATAAAATTAATTATTTTTATGAAAATATAAAATTTAATAAACCAATCACATTGCTAGTAATGACACCAAAAATGTTTTCTTCACTTGGGGTTTGCCTTAAGTCAGAGACTTTTTATAGAGCTAAAATATCACCCAAAACTTTTGGTAGGGATTTATCAAAAGAAGATTTGAAAAGATTATTAATTGCAGCAAAAGAAAAGTCATTAGAAGTTTATAAGCACAATGGATGTTTTGATCAAAAATATTCAGAAGATATTTTAATAAAATCTACTTTTGCTGATCATGCAGATGTTTTTATGAAAAAAACAGATAAGTTAGGTAACAGAGTTAAATATATGATAACAAGCATAGAGAAGTCTTGTTGCTTTTTTGTACCAGAAGTTCAGGAGATTTTATGAATGAAAAAATAAACAAAATATCTTTAGGTGTAAATGTAATAATATTTTTTATATTATCTATTTTTTGTTTGTTTTTTTATTTTGAATCAAAAAAACAAAATAATTATTTAGCTGAGCTTCAAATAAAACAAAAACAATTAGATGATTCTATTATTAGATCATCTAGCTCTAATGTTTCAAAAGAAGATCTAAAAGATCTATTTAAACAAAATAAGATAGATTTGTCTGTAATAGAAAAAGATTTGAAAAATTTAAATGGAAGAATAGAATCTCTTAATACAGTTCAGATTTATTCTACTTATCAAAATAAATCAAATGTTCAAACAGAAACAAAAATAGAAAAACCAAATGAAATAGTTGAAGTTAAACCAGATGAATTAAAAAAAGAAACTCAATATATAACAATTGGAGAACAATTTATAAATCAAAAAATTCCATTTGCAAAAATTGGGTTTTCTCATTGGAGAAAGAATCCTTGGGAATACGAAGTTTATGAAAGAAAATATAAAATATCAAATGTAATATCAAAAGACAAAGATAATAATACAATTGTTTATAATAAAGTAATTTTAAATGTAAATGATAAAGATTATGAATTAAAAATAGACAAGGCAGATTCTTTTCAGATTACACCAGAAAATCAATTTTATTTTTATCCTAAATTATTTTTATCACTTGGGTCTGGATATGCGTTTAATCATGGATTTGATTCATCTGTTTATATTTATGCTGGATTAATTCAATATGGTCAATTTAGAAACTCACCTAAAATGAGTATATTAAACATTGGAGCAGGTACAAATTTTAATGATTATAAAGTTTCTTTAGTGCCTGTATTTTTTAATTTACAAAATGTTAGCAAGTTTTTACAGAATAGCTATATTGGTCTTGGTGCTGGATTTTCTACAAATAAAAATCTAGATGTTTCTTTAAATTTTGCAATGTCTTTTTAAGAGAGAAATGATTTACATATTTACTTTAAATTGGAATGGCGAAGATAAATTAAAAGAGTTATATAATTCTTTTAATTCTTTAAACAAAGAATTTGATTATACTTGGTATATAAAAGATAATAATTCAACTGATGGCTCAGTAAAGTATTTGGAGTCATTAAATGATGATAAATTAAAAATTATAAAACACCCTCACAATAATGATAGCTTTGCATATGGAATGAATTATTTATTTAAGTTATCAAATCCAAAAGACAATGATTTAGTTTTACTATTAAACAATGATATTGTTTTTTCTGGCAAGAATGATTTAAACCATATGATATCTTATTTTAATGACAAGTCTGTAGGAATTGTTGGTTGTAAGTTATTATTTAAAAATACAGATTTAATTCAACATGCAGGAGTAGTTTTTCATGATAGATTACGAACTCCAATGCATTTTGGATTAAAGCAAAAAGATTCTGAATTTTTTTCATTAGATAGAGAGTTTCAAGCTGTAACCGGAGCTGTTATGCTTATTAAAGCAGAAACTTATAAAAATATAAGAAATAACTTGTCTGGTCAGCATGGAATGGATGAAGATTTTGTTTGGGCTTTTGATGATGTTAGTGCTTGTTTAAATGTAAAATATAAACAAAATAAAAAAATAATTTGTGTAGGAAATACAAAAATCTTTCATGAAGAAAGCGCAACATTAAAAAAGAATCCAGTAAATAAGCTTTTTCTAAATCAAAATTTAGCTCATTTGTTTAGTAAGTGGAGTAAAATTTATCATACAGATATGTCTAAATACATAAATCCAAAATATAATTTATACAAAAAATGAAAAAAATATTAGTAACAGGATCTTGTGGCTTCTTATTTTCTAACTTTATAAGAAAAACCATATTTGCAAAGTTAGATTATAAAATCTTTAGTATTGATTCTATTTCAAATAATCATATATTAAATAATGTTTATCAAAACAAAAACCATTCTTTTTATATAGGTAATTGTAATGATGAACATCTTTTAAATATTATATTTTTATCAGATAATCCAGAAATAATTATACATGGAGCTTTTGATAGTTCATTAGCCATGAACTTATCAATTACTTCTAAGTTATTAGAAAAATCAAAAGGCAAAAGATTTATTTATATTTCTTCTGATGAGATTTATGGAAATTCTGATTCAAAATTTAATGAAGTAAATAATACTAATCCAAACAATGAAGAGGGTCTATCAAAATTATTGTGTGAAAATTTAGTAAAAGAGTATTGTAAATTAAATAAAATTGACTATAACATAATAAGAGTTGGAAAGTATTTTGGACCTAGACAACACAAAAATTCATTATTAGTTTCTGCTATAGATGCTTTTAATAACAAAAAGCAAATTGTATTAGAAAATAATAATTATTATAGTTTTGGATACGTACCTGATGCGGTCAATGGAATTCTAAAAGTGATAGAATGTGGAAAACCAGGAGAAGTATATAATATTGGAGGTGAAGAATGCTCTGAGTTTGATGTTTTATTTGAATTGCAAAACCTATTAAAAGTAGAAGAAGAATTAATTTTATTAAAAAATAACAAATTAAATAAATGTGTATTAGACTCAAGTAAAATAAGTAATTTAGGTTGGACACAAGAATTTGATGTTAAATCAGGAATGAAATTATTTTTAGAGTGGTATTTAGCTAACAATTGGTGGTTTAAATGATTAAAAATTCTATAGAAGAAAAAGCAAAAGAAACAATTATTGATGATTTACAGATAGATTCAGAAACTCTTGCCATGTTAAAAAACAAAGTAAAAAAGAAAAAAGAGCGTTCTATTAATTTAGGGTTTATTGGCTCTGGTCAAGGTGGAGGAAGATTAGCTGAAGTTTATTATAAGTTAGGATATGATGTTGTATGTATTAATACAGCACAGCAAGATCTTAAATTTATAGAGGTTCCAGATCAGAATAAGCTTTTACTAAATTATGGGCTAGGTGGTGCTGCAAAAGATTTGCTAATAGGTTCAGAGGCAGCAGAGTCTAATAAAGATCAAATAGTAAAACTACTATCAAAGCTTGATGCTAGCGAAGTAAATGTATTATGTTTTAGTTTGGGTGGAGGCTCTGGTGCTGGTTCTTGTTTAACATTAATTGACGTATTGTCAGACATAGGAAAACCTATTGTAGTAATGGCAATATTGCCAATGGAATCTGATGATGTTCAAACAAAATCCAATTCTTTAGACACATTATCAAAACTAACAAAATTAGTTCAGCAAAAAAAGATTTCAAATTTAATTGTTGTTGATAATGCTAAAATAGAAGCGCTATTACATAATGTAAGCCAACTTGACTTTTTTAATCAAGCAAATAAAATTATAGCAAATCCAATTGATGTATTTAATACTTTATCTTCCATGCCATCTAGTGTAAAACCATTAGATCCAACAGAGTGGGCAAGAATTTTAACAGATGGAGATGGTTTATCTATTTATGGAGAGCTAACTATATCAAACTATGAACAACCAACTGCAATTGCAGAAGCAGTTATTTCAAATTTAACTTCTAATATGTTGGCAGAAGGTTTTGATATTAAAGATGCCAAATATGTTGGTGTTATCATAGCTGGAAATAAAGCAGTAATGGATAAGATTACATCAGCAAGTGTTAATTATGCAATGGCAATGATAAATGAACAATGCTCTAGTCCTGTTGGGATATTTAAAGGCATTTATACAATTGATTCAAATGAAGATAATGTAAAAGTATATTCTTTCTTTTCTGGATTAAGCTTACCAGATTCAAGGATTAATTCTTTGAAAAAAGAAGTTAGCTTACAAATGCAAAAAGTTAAAGAAAAAGAAGATAGAAGGAATTTAAATCTTACATTTGATTCTGGTAAAGAACAGAATGTTTCTGCTGCGCAAAGAATAAAAGAACAAATCGCTCAAAAGAACTCTGCTTTTGGAAAGTTAGTTGGAAATGTTATCGACAAAAGAAAATAAACTAGTAATATCAAGTATTGATATATTTACTGATACTTTGTTAAAAGAAAATTCTAAGAAAAAATTTAAAGATATAGAATCTTTAAAAAAGATCGGTTTACAAATCGCAAATACTTATTTAGTAAGATCAGTTGTTAATACCTTAATTGAGCTTGGTTGTACAAAAAATGATTTACTAGAAATAGAAAATAAAATTTTAGAAACAAAAGACATTGATCATATTAAAAAATATTTTGAAAGCTTTGACAAAATTTATATTAACAATATTAATAAATTTGAAGTATATTTGATGTTTTATTGACAATTCTAGTACATGCGCTATATTTTTATAGCGATGAAGATAGTAATTAAAAATAACAAATCTTGTAAAATAGAGTCTGATGACGAAATTCTTATGAAGAGAATTTCAAATTTATTATCCTACAAACAATTAGGTGTTGAATATACACAAGCATATAAAAATGGATGGGACGGAGTTACAAGATTATTAAATAAAAAAAATGAATTTCAAATCGGCTTACTTGTAAAAGTAAAAGAATTTCTAGAAAAGAATTCAATTGATTATACAATTGAAGATAAAAGAAAAGTACCAACAATTGAGCCAGAATTAATTGTCAATGATATTGGATATAATTTAAGAGATTATCAGCAAAAAATTGTTGATACATGCAAGCAAACCAATATAGGAATAGTTAGAGCAGCTACTGGCAGCGGTAAGTGTATATCAAAGAATTCTTTGAATATTACAGAAAAAGGAATACTTTCTTTTGAAGAATTAAAAAATATCTTTAATTTAAATATAAAAGAAAAAGAAAGCATAAAGCTTAACCTTAACCTTGCCACACCTTTAACAAATAATAACAAAGACATTACGTCTCATTTTTATTATGATGGAGTTTCTGAATCTATTAAAATTACCACAAGATATGGGTTTTCAATAACTGGTACTTTAAATCATAAAATTAAAGTAATAAATGGTAATGGTCAATTAGATTGGAAAAAATTATCTGAAATATCAAAAGAAGATTATGTTGCTATATCATACAATACCCAAATGTATGGATCTAATGATCTAGACTTAGATGAGGCTTATTGGTATGGACTTCTTATGGGTGATGGTGGTTTAAGCGTTAAAAACAGAGTTGTTTTAACAAATATGGATCAACATATATTAGATTTTGCATCTAATTATTTAAATAAAATAAATATAAAACACAAAATTTGTGATACAAAGTCAAAAGCAAAAAATCTAATTATAAACTCGGCGTCATATAGGAAAAAATTATATGATTATGGTTTTAAATATTCTAAGTCTATAAATAAAGAAATTCCTAAAAGCATAAGAATGTTAAAAAAAGAACCTCTTGCTATGTTTATAAGAGGAATATATGAGACTGATGGTTGGGTAGAATCAAATGCAATATGTGTTGGTTTGTCTAATGAAAATTTAATAAATCAAATTCAAACAATTTTATTAAATTTTGGAATTGTTTCTTCAAAAAGAATAAAAAGAACAAAAAGAAATGATTGTTTTATATTAAGCATATACAATGAATTCATTCCAAAATTTATGAATGAAATTGGTTTAGACCCAAATGGGTATAAAATAAAAAAAATAATTTCTAAAATTAGAAATATTAACCCAAATGTTAATTGCATTCCATTTCAAAAAACAAATATAAAAAATACTAAATTAAAGTTAGGATTTAAAAAAACAAAAACTATTAAATCTTGGGGTATTTATAGAAATCCATCTAAAAAAAATTTAGAGAATTATTTAGATAGTTGTGAAGAGAGTGAAAAAGTTAATGAAATTAAAAGTCTTATAAAAGATAAGATTTTTTTAAAAGTTTCTAATATAGAAAAAGTAATGTCTGATAATTATGATTTTTGCATACCAGAGACTCATAGTTTTGTTTCTAATGGATTTATAAATCATAATACTTTAATTTCTGCTTATATGACAAAAGAATTTAACAAGCCTACTATAATCTATGTAATAGGTCTTGATCTTCTTCAGCAATTTCACGATTTATTTTCAAAAATCTTTAAAGAAGAAATAGGATGGATAGGAAATGGTATTTGCAATCCTAAAAGATTAACAATAGCATCTGTTTGGACAATAGGATCTGCATTAGAGGTAAAAAAAGCATCACTAACAATAGACGATGAAACTGTTAGAGAACTTCCACCAAAGATACAAGACAAATTTAAAATTCTTAAATGCTTAAAAGAAGCAAAAGTTCATATTATAGACGAATGTCATGCATGTACTTGTGAGACATTACAACAAATCTATAAATATATAGATCCAGAAAGAATATATGGATTATCAGGAACGCCATTTAGAGATGATGGTAGTGATTTGCTTACAGAAGCAATGCTTGGTAGAATTATTTGCAATGTATCTGCTACAGAATTAATTGAAAAAGGTATTTTAGCTCAGCCTATTATAAAATTTGTAAATGTTCCACACCAAACAATACAAGCAAGAACATTTCAAGAAGTTTATAAAGAATATATAGTAAATAATGACATTAGAAATGCTTTAATAGTTAAAAATACAAAATCTTTAATAGAGAAAAAATACAAACCATTGGTTTTATTTAAAACAATAGAGCATGGTAAGATTTTATACAAAGAGTTTTTAAATGAAGGAATAAGATGTGAATTGCTTTATGGAAACGATTCTCTTGAAAAGAGAAATGAAATAAAGCAAGCATTAAATGATGATAATATAGATTGTATTATTGCGAGCACAATATTTGATATTGGAATGGATTTGCCAAAATTATCTGGATTAGTTTTAGGTGGTGGAGGTAAATCTAAAATAAGAGCTTTGCAAAGAATAGGTCGAGTTGTTAGAGCTTATAAAGATAAAACAAAAGTAGCTGTCATAGATTTTATGGACAATACTAGGTTTTTAGATAAGCATTCATTGATTAGGTATCAAACTTATACAGAAGAGGAAGGGTTTAAGATATTAGGAAAATGAAAGCTCCAAATTTAAATTATGAAAAGTTTTTTGAAAAATTTATAGAGATAGAAAATACTGATTGTAAGAATTGGTCAAAAACAGGTGTATTGGCTTATTTTTGTAAAAAGTACAAAGACCAATATAATATTGAATATGAATTTAAGTTCAATGCACCACAGCCATCTAAATCTTTTGAAGTTTTTCAAATAAATAAGTTATGTATAAACTTATCATCTGATCCAATTATTCTTAAAGATTATATTGATTGGATTTTTGAAAACAAAGTTAAAAAATCTAAAAGAAGATTGACATCAATTAGTTTTTTAACAAATGAGTATTCTTTAAAAGATTTTAAAACAAGACATTTAAGAAATCAAACACTATCTACAATAGATAGAGCTACTAGATTACCAGAAAAATTAATAAATAAAATTAAAACTATAAATGAAAATATTTTGACATATGGTGATTTAGCCTTTATGATGCAGTCACAGTCTAGCGACTGTGAAAAAATAAAGTTATTAAATCTTGATTTATCATTTTTGTCAAGGGTTGTATGATAAAAATAGTTTTTAAAAACGCCCTCTTTATAGAGGGCGAATTTGTTGGTTTATTTTCTATTAAATTAAAAAATGGAAATATAGTAGATAATATAAACCAATCAGAAATTTTATATATTGAGAATATTAAAGATCAAAAAAGTACAGATTCAGAAATTGAATCTGATGATTTTTCAATTTCCTTTGGTGAAGAAGAGCCGCTTATTGAAAGCGAAGATATACTTTTTGAAAGTACAAAGAAAATTGTAGATGAGAAAATAAAAGAAGCTCAAGAAGAAAAAAATAACTTATTTAAAAATTTAAAACCTAAAATAGAGAATAATTATGGATTACCAAACTTTTCAGCATTCAAAGTCTCTAAACAACATACCGATAAAAAAGTTAGACATAAAAATACAAGAAATAAATGAAAGCTCTATAGATAGTAAATTAAAAGTAGTTAAGATTACCTCTTTAAATAGGTATTATGAGGCAAATATTCCAGTTGAATATTGGGATATTTGGATGAAAGATTTTCCTGGTGATAAAGTTTTACTAAAAACTTTTGAAGAATATACAAAAGACTTAAGAAGTTCTTATATTAATGGGAAATCTTTTTGTCTTTGTGGAAAACATGGTACTTTAAAAACGACTACATTAGTTAATATTTTAAAAGTTGCATGTTTAAAAGATTATAGTTGTCTTTATACTACATTAAGTGATTTGGTATCTGTATTTTCTTCAAACAATGAAGAAAAGTTCTTGATTAAGAAAGAATTAAATACTGTAGATTTTCTTGTAATTGATGAATTTGATGGAAGATTTATGGCTTCTGAAAATGCTAGTGATTTATATGCTAGGGTTTTAGAAAATATATTTAGAACTAGGTCACAAAATAAATTACCTACATTGATGGCAACAAATAGTCCTAATGTGTTAAATATATTTAGTGGTCAATTAAAAGAAAGTTTAGGTTCTTTATTTTCTGGATATTTAGAGTCTATAACTGTATTTGGAAAAGATTTTAGAGGTAAATGAATTTAGATTTAAGAATTTTAAAAGCAATTTGTACAGATAAAAAATTAGCTCAAGATTTTGTTTATGAGTGCAATGCAAATTTCTTTGAACAAAAATATTTTGCATTTGCTCAAACAGTAATTAAATATATTTCTATTAACAAAGATGTTCCTACTTTAAGGGTTTTAAAAGAAAAAACAAAAAATCAAAAACTTTTAGAAACTATAGAAAATAATTGGAATGAGTTAGAAAAAATTTCTTTTTCAGAAAAAGAATTTAAGCATGATTTAAATGAATTAAAAAATAGATTTGCATTAAATAAAATTTCTAATTTAAAAGATGATTTATCTTCTTCTGAAGATTTATTATCTTTGTTACCAAAGATAAAAAATACTATTTCTGATATTAATAATATAAATAGAAAAAAGTCTTTTGAAAAAAGAACATTAAAAGATGCAATTAGTTTATTTACGGAAAAATATAATTCTAAGCTTGAAGCAAGAAAAAATGGTAAAGAATTTGAAGATGGTGTAAAAACAGGATATTCATCTTTTGATGAAAAGACAAATGGATTGCAAGATGGTGAGTTTGTATTAATTTGTGGAGAGTCAAATTCTGGTAAATCAATGTATTTAATGAATTTGTCTATACAAATGTGGTTACAAAATAATTCAATAGATACAGATCCATCGCAGTTTACAACTGGTCATAATGTATTATATTTTTCATTAGAAATGCCTTTTGAAGCTTGTTTTCAAAGAGTATTGGCTAGATTAGCAAGAGTCGAATCAAATAAACTTAAAAAAGCTACTTTAAATAAAGAAGAGCAGCAAAGAGTAAAAAAAGCTTTAGATTTTATTAAAAACTACCCTTATCAATTTGAAATAATTGATGCTCCTAGAGGAGTTACTATAGAAGTAATAGAAAGTATCTATGAAGAGACAAAGAATTATTTCTTGCCTAAAATTGTATCTATAGATTATTTAGGTCTAATGGATTATGAAAATGATAAAGGGTTAGATGATTGGTTAAAGCTAGGTCACATATCTGCTGCTGTTCATGAATTTGGTCGAGTACATAAAGTAATAGTATTGAGTGCAGTACAGTTAAATAGAATGAAGCCAACAAAAGACACAGAAGAAAAAATAGGTATGCATCGAATTGGAAGATCAAGCTTAATTGTAACAAATGCCAATATAGCTATACAAATTCATACAAGACAAAATGAACAGCAATACCCTGATATGGAGTATTATATTATTAAAAATCGAGAAGGAGAATTAGGAAAAGGTTCTTTGATTAAAGATTTTAAATGTGGTGGATTATTTGATAATAAAATGGAACTAGAAGATGAAACATTTATAGATGCAAATGATTTATCAGGATATATGGAAGAATTGCAAGGATTTTAATTAAGGAGATAGATGATAACATATTTACATAAATGCGATGCGTGCAATCATGAGTGGGAAGCTGAATATTCAATAAAAGATAATCCTCCTAAAAATTGCCCTTCATGTGGTGCTGAGGCTGTAAGAAGATTAATTAATTGTGAAGGTGGGGCAAGAATGGAGTTAAATCCAGAAGAGTTTAAAGAAAAAATAAAAGATGAAGTAAATAAAATGAAACAGCAGGCTTCAAAAAATGAAAATTATTTGGCAAATCTTGTTGGAGAAAAGAAGTTCCAAGAAAACGTAGCGACAAAAGAAAAGATTAAAAGAGATTTTGGAAATATGTTTAGGAGAAGTAAATGATTTACGAATATAAATGTCCAATTCATGGGGTATTTGAAGTCGAACATAAAATTTCTGAAAAGCTAGAGTTTTGCCCAGAATGTGAGAAGGATAATTTAAAAACAAATGTAGAGAGGTTGATTAGCAAGGGAGGAGGGTTTATACTAAAAGGAGGCGGTTGGGCGTCAACAAATTATAGCTAAGAGGGTTATGTCAATATCAGAGCAAGAAGCGCAAGAACTAGCATTAAAATTTATTGAATTAAAAGAAAAATACAATGGCTCAAAATCTAAAAAAGATAAATTAGAGCTAATAAAGCATGAAAATATTTTAGTTGAAAAATTCAAATATTTGGTTTTTTCAAAAACAACTGCATATAAAAAGTTTTCAAATTATGATGATTTAAATCAAGATGGATATGAAGCTTTAGTCATGGGATTAAAAAATTTTGATAAATCAAAAGGTTCTATTTTTTGGTGGTTGCACAAATATATAGATACAAGAATTTATAGATCTGCCAATGCATATTCTACAGTTAGAATTCCATTAGTTGTTGCAAAAAAATCTCCACCAAAAATGGACAAGATACCTCTCAATGCAGAAGATAATTCATTCAATCCAGAAATTTCTTTTGTTAGAAAAACAGAAGAAGGAATAGTTAATAAAAAAATAAATAAATTAAATGAACAAGATAGGGATATGATAGAATCTTTATTTGGCATAAATAAAGATAAAATTACTATAGAAGAGTATAGCAAAAAAACAGGATTAAAAAAATCAGAAATTAATACAAAAATTAAATCTTTATTAAAAAAAATGCGATAAATATCAATTAGTAATATTGAAATATAAATTAACCATGAAATCTATTTTGTAGTAAAAGTACTATCAAGATAGATTTTTTATTTTAGAGGATGATGAGCAATTTAACAGAAAAAAATAACTCAAGATTTGTTTTATTTCCAATTAAGTATAATAATATATGGAAAGCCTATAAAGAAGCCGAGGCTGCTTTTTGGACGGCAGAAGAAGTTGATTTGTCTAGAGATTTAGATGATTGGAACAAATTAACAAACAATGAAAAGCATTTTATTTCAAATGTGTTGGCTTTTTTTGCGGCTTCAGACGGTATTGTTGGAGAAAATTTAGCAATGAGATTTTACAACGATGTTGGAATACCTGAAGCTAGAATATTTTATGGTTATCAGTTAATGATCGAAGGAATTCACTCAGAAGTTTATTCTTTATTAATTGATACATATATTAAAAATAATGAAGAAAAAAGTAAATTACTAAATGCAATAGAAACAATCCCAGTTGTAAAAAAGAAAGCTGAGTGGGCTTTAAAATGGATAGATTCAAACGCTTCTTTTGAAGAAAGATTAGTTGCATTTGCTGCTGTTGAGGGTATTTTCTTCTCTTCTTCATTTTGTTCTATTTATTGGTTGAAAAAAAGAGGATTGATGCCTGGTCTTGCTTTCAGCAATGAAGCAATATCAACTGATGAAGGACAACATTGTGAGTTTGCTTGTTTATTGCATTCAATTTCAAATGAAAAAGTAAGCGAAGAAAAAATACACCAAATAATAAAAGAAGCTGTTGCTATTGAAGAAGAGTTCTGTTCGGATTCACTACCAGTTGAATTAATAGGAATGAACTCAAAAGATATGAAATGTTATGTTAGATTTTGTGCAGATAGATTGAGCCAAATGCTTGGTTGTTCTAAAATATATAATGAAAAAAATCCATTTGATTTTATGGAGTTGATTGCTTTGAAATCAAAAAGCAATTTCTTTGAAAAAAGAGTTATTGAATATCAAAAAGCATCTGTAGGAAAAACAGCAGAATCTAATAAAATTAAATTTGATGAAGATTTTTAAGGAGAAAAAATGTTTGTTGTTAAAAGAAATGGACAAAAAGAAACTGTAAAATTTGATAAGATTTTAAAAAGAATTCAAAGACAATCAAAAGATTTAAAAAACGTTGATGCTTATTATATTTCTCAAAAAGTCATTGGTGGTTTATTTGATGGTGTTACTACAATAGAGTTAGATTCTCTAGCAATAGAAACTGCATATTCTATGTCAATAAAAAATCCAGAATATGATAAGCTAGATTTAAGATTAGAGATAACTAGATTGCATAAAGACACAGATAGTACATTTTCAAATGTAATTGAAAAGCTATCATATAAACAAGATATTCATGGAAATAAAATACAGTTCATTTCTAATGATGTAATTAAATTTGTTAAAAAGCACTCTCATGTTTTGGATAGTGCTATTGATTACAATAGAGATTTTTTGTTTGATTACTTTGGTTTTAAAACTTTACAAAAAAGTTATTTACAAAAAATTGACAATAAAATAGTTGAGAGACCTCAACATTTGTGGATGAGGGTGGCTTGTGGTATTCATTTTGATGATATTGATGCTTGCTTAAATACATATAATTTATTGTCAAAATTGGAAGCAACTCATGCGACACCAACATTGTTCAATGCTGGTACTGTTCAAAATCAATTAAACTCATGCTATTTAATAGCAAATAAAGAAGATTCTATATCTGGTATTTTTGATACTTTAAAAGAAGTTGCGAAGATATCAAAATCATCTGGCGGAATTGGTTTTCATATTCACGATGTTAGATCAAAAGGCAGCCATATATATGGTACTGGTGGATCAAGTAATGGTATTATTCCAATGCTTAAAGTATATAATGAGACTGCTAGGTATGTTAATCAAGGTGGTAAAAGACCAGGCGCATTTGCTGCATATTTAGAGCCTTGGCATTGTGATATAGAGGATTTCTTAGATTTAAGAAAAAATAATGGTAAGGAAGAGTTAAGGGCTAGAGATTTAAATCTAGCTATTTGGGCTCCTGATTTATTCTTTAAAAGAGTAGAGAGTGATGATGATTGGTCTTTGATGGACCCTAATATTTCAAAAGGCTTATCTGATGTATATGGAGAGGATTTTGAAAAATTATATACAAAATATGAAAATGAAAATAAATTTGTAAAAAAAGTAAAAGCAAGAGATATTTGGTCTAAAATATTAGAATCATGTATTGAAACTGGTCAGCCATATTTATTAGCAAAAGACTCTGGAAATATAAAATCAAATCAAAAAAATATTGGAATAATTAAAAGCTCGAATTTATGTATTGATGGAAATGCAATGGTTAGAGTAAAGAAAAATCCAAATGATTTGGAAGAGTATACTCTTTCAATGAAAGAGGTAAATGATTTATTAAAAACACAAGACTTATATATATTAAGTTGTAATGAAAATACAAATGAGCTAAAATTTAATAAAATATTAAAATCTTGCTTAACAAGTGAGAAATCTAAAGTTATTAAAATAAAATACAATGGGAAAGAATTAAAATGTACCCCAGATCATAAAATCTATACAAAAAATAGAGGTTATGTAGAGGCTCAATATTTAAATAAGGATGATGTGTTACTTTTATCATGATTTGAGCCATTATAAACAAAGTGACATAAAAATAAATTATATTTACGAGGATTAATGTTAGAAATAGAATTTTTAGAAGAAGAAATACCTGTATATGATTTTACTATCGAAGAATCTGCAAATTTTTTTGCAAATGATATTTTAGTTCATAATTGTACTGAAATTTTTGAAGTATCCACTCCAGATGAAACTGCCGTATGTACATTAGCGTCAATATCTTTACCTTCTTGCCTTTCTGGAAAGAAAGGTAATTTATATTTTAATTTCAATAAACTATCTGAAATAACAAAAATACTAGTTGAAAATTTAAATAAAGTAATAGATATTGGATTTTATCCAACAGAAGCCGCAAAAAAATCTAATTTTAGACATAGACCAATTGGTTTAGGAGTTCAAGGATTAGCAGATGTTTTTGCAAAAATGAAATTTCCATTTGATTCTGATAATGCAAAAGAATTAAATAAAAATATATTTGAAACAATATATTTTAGTGCCCTAAACACATCTTGTGATTTGGCTATAAAAAATGGAAAATATGAGACTTTTGATGGAAGCCCTGCATCTCAAGGAATATTACAATTTGATATGTGGGGAGTAGAACCAGAAATGTACAATTGGGATTCACTAAAACAAAAAATAAAAGAAAATGGATTAAGAAATAGCTTATTATTAGCCCCAATGCCGACAGCATCTTGCCAATCTGGAGAAAATGAAATATTAGATGCTAATTTTAATCCAATTTCCTTATATTCTTTAATGGATCAACAAAATATAGATTGGAAAAGAATAGAACAAATAGATCAGCAAATGACAATTCCATTTGAAAAAGATGTATTTGTACAAACAAAAGATGGGCTAAAAAAATCTCCAGGTATTCATTATAATGGATACAAAGATGTAATAGAAATAGAATTTGAAGATGGTAAAAAATATAAATTTACAAATAATCATTTATTGTTAGTAAAATCTACAAATGGAGAGATTTGGAAAAGAGTTGATGAACTAACAGAAAATGATGAGATAGTTTCAGTGTAATTTTTTTTTATTTATTGATGTTAGCTATAATGCTATATAGCTTTTATGAAAGTTAAAAATAGTGTTTATGATCCAATTTATATTTCAAAAAGAGATAATATTAGCTTAGAAGAGGCTAATATTAAAATAATAGAATATAAAAAATCTAAAGCAACATCTAAAGAAAATTTTATAAAAAAATATGGAGAAGAAGAAGGTCTAAAAAAATTTAGACTTTTTCAAAACACATCAAAACATACAGAGGAAAAATATATTGAAAAATATGGGCATGATTTAGGTAAAATAAAATGGAGTGAATATAAAAATAAAAAATCTAAAAATACTGTTTTTAATTCTAGCTATTGGATAAATAAAGGATTTTCTAAAGAAGAGGCTGAATTAAAAAGAAAAGAATTTTATGAAAAAAATTTAAATACATCATCAGTAGATTTTTGGATAAAAAAAGGATATTCAAGTGATGAGGCAATTGTAAAAGTAGAACAAATCTTAAATAAGAAAAAAGTTCAGTTTTGCAATGCCTCTAAAAAATCTTTAAGATATTTTGAGCCATTATCTTGTTTTTTAAAACAAAAAAACATAAAACATTTCTTTGGTTTTAAAGAAAATAAAGAGTATTATATTTATAATAAAGAAAAAAAGCGATTAAGTTATTACGATTTTACTATACCTGATTTAAAAATTATTATTGAGTATAATGGTGAAAAGTTTCATCCAAATCCATCAAAGTTAAATTCCAAAGAATGGTCTGAATGGAAAAGATTTTCTTTTTCAAAAAAAGAAGTTCAATTAGATGCAAACGCCGTATACTTATTAGATAAAGAAAAAAAAGATTTAGCAGAATCTAAAGGTTTTGATTATTATATAATTTGGGAAAGTTTTACAGACGAAGAGTCATTAGAAGTAATAAATAAAAGCTTATTAAAAAAAGGAATTGAATATGAAAATAAAATCAATAAAAAAATTGCAAGAGGCGATTCCAACATGGGATTTGGAAGTGAATGAAAATCATCAATATTTGCTATCAAATGGTGTTGTTTCTCATAATACAAGTCAAATCATGGGAAATACAGAGTGTTTTGAAGCAATTACATCCAATTTATATAAAAGATCAACTTCTTCTGGAGAATTTATTATGATAAATAAATATCTAGTAGATGATTTAATTGATTTAAATTTATGGGATGATACAATAAGACAAAAAATTATTGCATCCGAGGGATCAATTCAAAACATTGATGAAATACCAGATAATTTAAAATCTTTATACAAAACAGTATGGGAAATGTCTCAAAAAACATTAATAGACATGTCTGCTGATCGTGGTGCATTTATATGTCAATCACAATCTTTAAATCTTTATTTTAAAGACCCTACATTTGCAAAACTAACTTCGGCTTATTTTTATGGATGGAAAAAAGGATTGAAAACAATTGTGTATTATACTAGAACTCAAAACAAGGGTGCTCAAAAATTCACAGTAGATAGAAAAATAGAAGATGAATTAAAAAATAAACAGCTTCAAAATCAAGAAGAGCTTGCATGTTCTTTAGATAATCCAGAAGCATGTGTTATGTGCTCTTCATAAATAAAAATATAATTAATGAAGCAAACATATTTTTTAAACATGTCAGAAGATAAGCAATCTTTTGAAAAAGAAGAAAAAAATAAATTTCTAAAATCAATTCTAGAAGCATTAGAATTAAATGTAAGTAGTTTGTTTGATCAAGATACCATTGATAATAAAATTAAAATAAAAGAAATTCTTAAAAAGAATAACTTAAAAGTCCTTGACGAGGATGATTTTGTTGTATACTTTGAAAATAAAGAAATAGCTAGAATGATAAAGCCTTTTTATAAAATAAAAAAAGATTTATCAGAAATTGATAGAAAAAATCAAATATATATAGAAGCCGTTATAGAATTTAATACAATTTTGTGATGCCATATATATAAAATAATTCCTGCTGTAATAAAATCACTTTTCATATGAAAGTAATATGAGCTTAAAAGATCCTTAACATATAATTATAGAAAAATGTTAGGGATCTTTTTCTTTTTCAAAGGACATTAATGAACAAAATCTACGTACTTGACACATCTGCTTTAGTTGAAGACCCAACTCTTGTATATTCATTTGAAGATTGTCAAATTGTTATTCCATATGTAGTTTTAGAAGAATTGGATAAATTAAAAAAATACCAAGGAGAAGTATCTCAAAATGCTAGAGCTGCAATTAGAGTTTTAGATGAGATTTTTACAGACTCTAAAGAATCAAATGTAAGCATACAGAAAAACTCTAGAATAAAAATAGATTTTGATTTTGATGAAAATCTATTACAAGACATGAAATATGGAGATAATAAAATCTTATCCTGTGCTTTTAAAATTCAAAGATTATCTGGTAAAGAAGTATGTATAGTTACAGCAGATATTAATTTAAGAATTAAAGCAAAAGCATTTGAAATGTCTGCGGTTAATAGAACAAAATCTATATCATTTTTAGATTTAAATAATCATATGAAATATTCAGATGATTATACTATAGGCGTTGAACTTCAATCAAATGGTTCTGTAGATGATCCTTTTGAACTAGATACAAACTCATTTATATTATTTAATGATAATTCAGAGAAAAATTATGGATTATCAAGAAAAATGGCAAATGGTAAATTAAAACTAGTAAGAGATCATAAGCCTTGGAATTTAACTCCAAGAAATAAAGATCAATTATGCTTAATGGAATTATCTTTAGACAAAAGCGTAGAGCTTGTAACTGCTTTAGGTGTTGCTGGTTCAGGTAAAAGCTTATGTGTTTTAGCTTGTGGCTTAGAAGCTGTTTTAAATCATAAATCTTATGATAAGTTAATTATTTATCGACCTGTTGAAGTTGTAGGAAATGACATAGGATTTTTACCAGGAGATTTGGAAGAAAAGAAAAACCCACACTTTGCAGCAATTATGGATTCTATGGAGCTACTATTCTCTAGCAAAGATAGAGGTCAAACATGGAAAAAAGATTTTGAAATGTATGTAAATAAAGGTAAAATAGAATTAGATTTGATTACATTTGCTAGAGGTAGATCTATTCCAAATGCTTTTATTATTGTTGATGAGGCTCAAAACTTTTCCGAACACGAAATAAAAACATTACTAACAAGAGCAGGAAATGGCACCAAAATAGTATTAACTGGAGATGCTAATCAAATAGATTCAAAAAATCTAAATATAATGAACAACGGCTTATCTAAAGTTATAAAAGCTTTCAAAGGTTCTAAAATATTTGGAAACGTAACTTTGATGAAAGGTGAAAGATCCAGATTGGCAACCGAGGCTGCTAAATTATTATAAGGTAAAATGGAAAAAATCTCAGATAAAGATAGAGCAATTATTGATGTAGCTACATTAGAAAAAAAAATAGCTCAATTGCAATTAGAAATTGCAGAGTTAAAATATACAAATAAAATATTAAATGTTTATATTAACAATGGATTAACAGTAAATCATGTAATAACTCCAGAAGGAAATGTAGTGCTAAATGAAAAAGAAAATAAGTGAAATATCTGATTTAATAAATATAAGAAATTATATTTATTATCAAATAGAAAATCCAAAAACAAACAAAAAAACATCTTTTAAATTAATTGAGGTTTTATCTGATTTAGATAATAAATTAAATGAAGAGATTATAAATCAATTTAAAGAAGAAAAAAAAGAGTAATATGAAAATACATTCAAAAGGTTATGTTGATAATCTTTTGTGTGTTATTCATAATAGTGAATGGCTTGAGAAACAAAGAATAGCCGGAAAAGTTGTTTCTCAAGCTTTGTCTATTTTGAAAACAGAGGCACACAAAAGAACTGGTTTAGGTTGTTCAAAATTAATTGAGACCTTTATATTAGACAATAAATGCCAACCTACATTTAAAGGCTTTCATGGATTTCCAGAAGCAGTTTGTATATCTGTGAACAATGAGCTTGTTCATGGAATACCAAAAGATAAGCCATTTTTTAATGGAGATGTAGTTAGTTTTGATTTAGGAGCAACGTTTGAAGGAGCAATAGCTGATTCTGCTATTACAATAATAATAGGAGAAAATAAAAAAGCACAAGATCTTGTAAAATATACAGAACTTGCTTTAAAAGAAGCTATTTCTAAAGTTAAAGTAGGCGCTAAATTAGGAGTAATAGGTCACTCTATTTATAAAACTGGAAAAACTTATAATTTTCAAGTAATAGAAAAATATGGTGGTCATTTTATATCAATGAACAAGCCACATGACTCACCATTTGTTTCTAATCGAAGTGATAAAGATTCTGGTATTAGACTGCAAGAAGGAATGTCTTTTGCTATAGAGCCTTTATTTTGTCTAGGGTTTTCAAATGAAACAAAAACTCTCCAAGATAATTGGACAGTTGTTACAAAAGACTTAAGCGCTCATTTTGAGCATACAATTTATTTACACAAATCTGGTCCAGAAATTATTACAGGATAAAATGTATGAATTAAAATTAAATATAAAAAATTATCAGATATGTAGGTTTTATTATTTAAATGATGCTTTAAAATATTTTTCAGATTATAAATTAATAAATCCAAAAGTATTAGGTGTTGTTTTAAAAAATGAAAAAATAATAGCATTATTAGGCGGCTATAATGAAGATTGAATACAAAGATGGTAGCTATTTAGAAATTAAAAAAATAAATGAAAAAATTCAATTAACAATTTCAGCAAGAAATTTAATAAATAATCAACAATCTTTTATTGTAAATTCTGTTCTTCTTAGCAAAGAAGAATTTGAAAAAATATTAAACGAAATTGAAACAACTTAAGGAAAAGTATGAAAGTTTATTTAGCAGGAAGTCATAGCGTAGGTAAAACAACATTAGCCAGATATATTTCTCAAAAATATAACCTTCCAATGATTACAGAAGTTGCTAGATCTATTTTATCGGAAAGAGAATTAAATCTAAAAACTTTAAGAACTGATATCAATGTAGCTAATTCATTTCAAGAAGCTATATTTTTTAGACAATTACTTGAAGAGCAAAAACATAGCTCTTTTGTTTCAGATAGATCTATTGATTGTTTAGCATATACTGCTAATCATACAAATATTTTAAGCACAATAAAAGAAACAGAAGAGTACAAACAATATGTAAAATCTTTAAATAATAAAGATTCTATTGTATTTTTTGTTAGACCAGCTAAAGAAACATTAGCCCAAGATGGAGTAAGAGAAGAGTTAACTTGGGAAGGTGTAATTACAATTGATGCAATGATTAAATGTTTATTTGAATTTGAAAATATAAAATATATTCCTATTAATACAGCAAATATGCAAGAAAGAATTATGTTGGTCGATACTGTTTTATCAAAAATTTAAATAGTATATCTATGAACAACAACGATATCTGTTAATGAGCTTACGCCACATTTAGGACCAGAATAGCTAGCTCCGCTTAGGTCTGGAGATCCTGATACTGTCCAAAATCTATATGTTACTGTAATGCAGTCTGGATCTAACCCTCTCATTACAAAATATGTTACTGGCTGACTTATAGGAACGCTTTCTATATTAACAGAAAATTTAGGATCTATAACATATTTATCAAAATAATCTCTAATATTAATAGCATCGCTTTGATATTTAAATGTGGAGCTACCTTCTCTGAATCCTAAATCTCCTGTAGCTAATGTTGTTGAGCCTTGACCTGTAGTACTGCCAGATAATCCTAATTCAGCCATTTTATCCTATTATAGTGGGTTTGTTGATCCATCCCAAGGTCCAACACAAAAAGAAGGATTTGTGTTTCCATTTCTAGCAGAAATAACAACAAATCTTTTACTATCTAATGTATCCATATGAGCGCCAACAGTACTGTAAAAATACCATCTTGGTCTTCCTTTATGCCAAACCTCTGTGGTTCTATTTGAAATTAATAAAGGAAACTCCCTTAAATAAGGAGTTACAGAATCAGCTCCAGGATAGTTAGATAGTTTTGTATTAACCCCAGTATTTACGTAAGTAGAATTTGTTGCTAATGCAACCCAAGCGACAGCCTTTTCTCTTGTAGGTTGACCGACACCTCTAGCAACATATCCAACCCAGAATAATTGTATTGAGTTTGTTGAAGATATATATGAAAAATATGAGGCTAATGTAAATAAAGCCGCTCCACCTACTGTTGTATTATTTGTGTAAGTAGTTGGTGTTGTATTTGACATGGTAAATATTACATATGGATCAACATCTCCAGGTTCAGAATCTTCAACTCTAACAAATCCAAAAGCTAAACTTTGACTTGATGTAGTTTGTGGTAAAGACCAAAAACTACCATCTGCTGAAATTCCTGAGCTTGGGGTTGCATTTGCTGCTAAAAGATTAGCATATGTTCCTATACCACTGTTTACAAAAAAAGAATTATGTGAGACAGAACCCGCAGCACCTTTACAACAAACTCCTATAGATGGAAAAGAATTGCCTGTACCTCCAGAACCAGGAGGTATGGTCGCGGTACAACCAGCAGAAGCCGCAAGAGTGCTAAATAAAGAAGTTGATTCTGATGTTTGTTCTGCACAAATGTAATATATCGTTCCTGAAGTTACGTTTGCACTTGATTTTGCAAACATAAATTCACGAACATAAGTTTGAACTGATGTTGGAGTAAATGTTTGTCCACTTATTCCACCAGTAATTACATTTGTTGCGTCAAATGTTCCAGTTCTAGGCATTACTACAGCCCAGCCAGTAGACCCGTCCCAAACTATTCCTAATAATTCTCCTGTAGCCCCGCTAACAGCTTGTGTAATGCTTTCACCTCGTACAAGATTGCCTGGAGCAGTAGTAAAGTTTAGCTTTATTGTGCTTGGTCCTCTCATAACGATCCAAGCAGCCGCGGAGTTAAAAGCAGGATATGTATCATCTGCTGGATTGACGTTAACACCCCAACTATCACCAGTATTTGATTTTGTAACACCATCTGAATGATATACAGTAGTCCAACCAGAAGATTTCATTGCCCTTGTTAATTTCCATATTACATTAAAATAATTATTAGTTGTGCTTGTATCTATTGTATGATTTAAAAAATAAGCATTTGCCATTTTACCTTAGAAGTTTCTTAGTTTAACTCTTATATTAATATTACCACAAATTATACCATCAGATACTCCTGGTGTTGGATTTGTTATTCTACATTGAGCTTCATATAATTTGTTTCCTGATAAAGTAAGAATTGCTGAATTATATTCAAAAATATTTGAAGAGGTTGATAATAAAGAACCTGATACTGGTGCGCCATCGGTTAGATTGTATAATCTAACCTCTGCTATTTCTCCTGATGTTGCTTGAAATATAGCTTCAAATATAAAAGTAGGACTTTGACCATATTCATCTGCATTGATTTGCAATACGCCTATACTATTATAAGATTCTGATCCAGATCCTATAATAGTTTCTACTCCGGAAAACAAAGCTAAATTAGAGTATCCATCTATAAATACATTATTCCATTCATTATCTGGCTCATTAAAGCATATTCCATAGCCATTATATACTTCTCCTAGTATTGGAAATCCAAGTATTCCAGATACTAAAGGAGAATCTGCTGTTCCAGATATGTCTAAAGATAATTGTATTAATCCTTTTGTAGATGCATCTGCGTCTTGAACAACTCCAGGAGTCCATTCACTATTTAAAGAATTCCATATTAAAAGCTCTCCATTATTTGGGGCTTGATCTTTAACATTTCTGTTTTGAATAGCAACTACTTTTGGAGAAGCGGCTGTTCCGCTTAAATCTGCTGTTAGTTGAATTATTCCTTTTGTTGAACTATCTGCATCCGGAACAGATCCGGCAGTTGGAGATGGTATCCATTCTGAATTAACAGAATCCCAAGTCAAAACTTCTCCATTATTAGGAGCTTGATTTTTTACAGATCTGCCTTGCAATCCAACAACGCTCGGAGAGGTTGCTGTACCTCCCAAATCATTTGTTAATTGTATTATTCCTTTTATTAAATTTGTTGCATCAGATACAGATGAATTATTAACTAACTGCCATGACACTCCATCAGTAACATAAATTTTTTCATTAATAGTTCCACCATATCTTAAATACAAAGACCCTGGAAATGCAAGAGTTGTTGGCTCATCTTCCCCAGCCTCTATTGTTACTCCTGATGTTCCAATAGAAAAAGGATTTTCGGCAGAAGGTGTTGGTGTTGTTGGATTATTTATTCTATTCTCTAAGATATCCAGTCTAGCTCTTACAGTAGAATAAACTTTTTTAGGATTTACTCCAAGCTCTTTTTCTATAGCAATTACGGAATCTCTTAAATTATTTATTGCAGTTAATGAATCAGCCATATTTCCTTAATATATAGTTTTATATTAATAATTACACTGAATATAATAAATCTACTGGATAAATCTCAGTTAAAGCAATAAAAGTTGGTTTTACTTCTCCAGATCCATATACTGGGTTTACATAGCTTAATCCATTTGTATATTGAAATTTAGTATTTCCTGTAAAATTGGTATGATCTCCTAAATTTGATGCCGGTATTGCAGTATACTCACTAAATCCTGTTAATCCTTGTGTAGTTTGATTATACAGTCCAATATATAAGTATTGTCTTAAATCTGATCCTGATAGTGTATATGATGAAGAAAATGATAATGAATAAGCACCATCTACAGATAATCCATTTTTTATAGGAACTAGTGGAATAACTATATCTGCTGGAACCGGATATCCAACCTCTTCAGAATCATCTGGATCTATTTATTTAAGATCAGATGGAAATATAAGTGAAAAACTTTATATAAGTAATGGTTCATATTGGAGCAAAGTAAATAATTTAGAAAATTATTTATTAACAGGAAATGCTGCTGCTGGTGGCTCTATAGATTTATTACTACCAGATAATAGTAAATTGTCTATAAATGATGATGATTCATGTTTGTGTACATTAAAAATTTTAATAGTTAATACAACTGGAACAAAAACAAGAGCTTATTTTGAAAGAAAATGTTTAATAAGTCAAGAAGCAGGGGTTTTATCTATAAATCAAACCTCAAGTACTAATTTAGACAATTCAACTGGCTGGTCAATTACAATTTCTGTTGTATCAAATGAATTATCAGTTGTTGTCGATGCATTTGGATCTGATGATAGAAAAGCAGAATGTGTTGTTGAATTTCAAAGATTAAACGCTTCTTAAACAGAATACAGCAAATCAACAGCATATCTTTCTGTTGATGCATCTATTGTTGGTTTTACTTCTCCAGATCCATATTTGGATTTAACATGGGTTAATCCAGGGGCGTATTGAAAAATAGTATTAGCTGTAGAAGATGTATGGTCTCCTAAATTGGTTGCTGGTATTGCTGTGTATTCACTAAAGCCAGTAATAGATTTTGTTGTAGTATTATATAAGCCAACATAAATATAATTTCTAGCATCTGTTCCAGATAATGTGTATGGTGTTCCAAAAGTAATTGTATAAGTACCATCTGTGCTTACAGAAACAGTGCCTTCTGCAACATGAGTTCCAGAAGATGTTACATATAATCTACCTCTTATAGTATGAGGTAAGTTTAAAGCTCCATATAATGTACCAGCCCAATAAAATTTAATACCAATTATTGGTTTATAAAATCCACTTGGTAAATACATGCTACCAATAGTAATATCAAATGCGGTTTGATAAGAAGATGCTAGACCGCCATTAGAGCTAATACCTGATGCATTAATCATCTCAGAAATTTGTTGTAAAGGCTCAACGTAAATGACAGAAGATATATCTGTTGGCTCCCATCTTGTGTTAGTATTGTTCCATGTCAAAACATAATTATCACTTGGCGCTGTATTAGCAACATCATATCCTTGCAAACCAGTAACGAGTGGAGAAGTTGCTGTCCCACCTAAATCATTGCTTAACTGAACAAGTCCTTTAATTAATGAAGAAGCATCTGGTATCAAAGTTGTAACATAAGCTGGCTCCCAATAAGAATTAACACCATCCCAAGTTAATACTTCTCCATTATTTGGGGCTGTGCTTGTTACTAAATTTCCCTGTAATCCTGTAACTATTGGAGAGGCTGCGGTCCCCCCTAAATCTCCTGTTAATTGAAGCTTTCCTTTTGTAGATGCATCTGCGTCAGGAACAGACCCACTACTAACTGCTGGGTACCATCTAGAATTTAAGTTATCCCAGGTTAATACTTCTCCATCATTTGGCGCTACATCTTGAATAGCTCTATTTTGTATTGCTACAACTTTTGGAGAAGATGCTGTTCCACCAAGATCAGAATCTAGTTCTATTAAACCTTTAACTCCAGAACCAGCATCAGGTATTAATGTTGTTACTGCTGTTGGTTTCCAATATGAATTTACGCCATCCCAAGCTAAAACCTCATTACTATTTGGAGAAGTGCTGTTTACATCAAACCCTTGTAAACCAATTACAGTTGGAAGGCTTGTTGTACCACCCAAATCACCAGCTAATTGAACAATAGCTGTTGGAGACCATCTTGAATTTAAATTATCCCATACCAAAGCATCTGCATTGTTTGGTGACACATCTTGAACACTTCTTCCTTGAATGCCAATTACTTTTGGCAATGCAGCAGTTCCACCTAGATCATTTGCTAATTGTAAAATACCTTTTGTAGATAGATCTGCGTCTGCAACGCTTGAAATTATTTCACTTGGCTCCCATTCACTGTTTAAATTATTCCAAACTAAAGCATAACCATCACTAGGAGCTGTTGTTGATATACTAAACCCTTGAATTGCTACTACAGATGGTAGGTCCGCTGTACCGCCTAAGTCATTTGTAAGTTTTAAAATGCCTTTTACGCTGTTTGTGGCGTCTGGTACAGCACCACCTCCGCTGATTGTAGTTGGTGTCCAATGATTAGATCCAGAGCTCCATGCTAAAACTTGATTATTTGTAGGAGCAGTAGAATCTACACTTCTATTTTGAATACCAACTACAGTAGGACTATCAGCAGTACCTCCTAAGTCATTTGTTAGCTTTATCACACCTTTTGTTGTACTATTAGCATCTGGTATTCCTAAATTTGTTGCTATTGGCAAAGATAGTGCGTCATCTAAATTGTTTGGATAATTACTCATAAATAAATTCTTTGATTTTAGTTTGAAACAAACGATATAAGTGATTTTATAATAAAAAAGGAATATATGCAATTATATGATATTGGTATTTTAGGTGCTGGTGTAGCTGGAGGTTTAGCTACATATAAAACATGTTTTGATAATAAAAATTTGAGAGTGGCGGTTGTAGATATCGGAAGACCTCCTTTAAAAAGAAGAAGGCAAATGGAGGGTTGGTTAGGTTGTCTTCCAACAAGTGATGGAAAGTTTTATTTATCAGATATTGAAAAAGCAAATAAACTATGTACAAAAGAAGAGGTTGAAAAATCTTTTAATTATATAAAAGAATTATTTTCTAGTTTATTTGAGTTTACAGAAACTAAAACGAAAAAACCAACAAAAGAAGTTTTAACAAAAATAAAAAGCAATAATTATACAATAGATTATCACAATTATTTTCAAATTTTTCCAAAAGAAGTTCATGTTTTATCTAAATATATGAATAAATTTATTGAAGATCACAACAATCTTCATTATTATTTTGATGAAGAAATATTTTCAATAGAAAAAGATCAAGGAGGATTTGTAATACAAACTAATTACAATAAAATTTATTGTAAAAAAATATTATTAAGTTTAGGTAGATCTGGTTGGAGATTTTCAAAACAAATATTTGATTTTTTTGGAATTGAGCAAGAAGATAAAATTTGTTCTTTTGGAGTAAGAGCAGAATTAGGAGAATCATCTTTAAAAGATTTTAATAAATCTGTTTGTACATTGCATAAAGATAATATTGATATTGGAAGATTATCATGGAATGGAACAACAATTCAAGAAGATCATATGGATCTTGCTTTATCAGCATATAGATCAAATGAAAATAGATGGAAGTCAGAGAAAGTAAGTTTTGATATTATTATAAATAAAGAATGTGATTCTGGTACAAAAGAATCCGAAAGAATATCAAAGCTTTCATTTTTATTAGCAAACGATAGAGTATTAAAAGAAAAAATACATTTATTTACAGAAAATAAAGCAAAAATTTCCCCATTAAAAGAATATGATTGGTTAAATAATGTATTTTCTGACTTAAATAGTATAATACCAGAGTTTACTGAAAAAGCTTATATATATTATCCAACATTAAATGTTAAATATCCTAAGATTAAAATTAAAAAGAATTTAGAAACAGAAGTAGATGGGTTATATGTAGCTGGAGAAAGTTCCGGTAATCAAGGCTTATTATATTCGGCTTTAACTGGTATTTGTTTTGCAAATAAAATTGGGGAATAAATGTCAAATGAATTTAAAGAAACTGAAACAACAGGTAAATATATTTCAAGTAAATATGACTATGATTTATATAATGAAGAAGATAATAAAAAGATGCCCTTAGTAAGGGTTCAAAGATATTTTTCAAAAAAAACAAACGAAGAGTCTTGGAGGTTTTTTGAAAATACAAAAAAAACAATTGAAATATCTGCGGAATTATTAAATAAAGAAGAGATTAGTTTTTTAAGATCTGCCGAAGGTATTTTATTTTGTTTAAAAAAATATAAAGAAAACAAAGATTTAAATTTTATAAAAAACTCTATTAGTAATTTTATTAATTCAAAAGGAAAGTAATGAAAAAATACGAATTGTATATTTGTGACACAGAAACTACAGGACTTGACTATGTTGATAATTCTCCTATTGAAATATCTATTATTAGATTTTCTACAAAAGAGCAAAAAACATGGAAGTTAAAAGCTTTAAATGAAAATTTAATAGATATGGGTGCATTAAGAATAAACGGTCATAAATATGAAGATATTACACACCAAACTAAACATGGTGCAAACACTTATTTAGATCCAAAAAAAGTAATTGTAGATATTGAAAATTGGCTTATGGAAGATAATCTTTCTTCAGAAGAAAGAATTATCTGTGGGCACAATGTTGACTTTGATAAAAATATGCTTAAATTCTTATGGAAGAAATTAGACTCGCTTGATTCATTTCCATTTGGAAGGAGATCGTTAGATACTTTTCAGTTAGAGTTCTTTCTTGATTATGTAAGCAATTCTTTACAAGATAGTTACTCGTTATCTGCCTTAACTAAAAAGTATGGAATTAAAAATGAAAAAGCTCACACAGCAGAAGCAGATACAAAAGCAACAGCTAAACTTATAGAAAAACAAATTTCAAATTATGAAAATAATATACGCAATAGGGAATAATATAGATTCGCATATACAATTATCTAGGTTTTTAAAAATTACAAAACATGATGTAAAAGTATTATCTGTTGGTACTTCAAATTATTTTGACTCTGATTTAAATATAGCTTTTTTTAAAAATTATATTTCTGTTTCAGATCCAAGAATTGAGTTTTTAAATGATTATATTAAAAAATATAATCCAGATCTAATTATTTCAGATTGTGAATATATAATACCATATATAGGGTTTAATTTAAAAATACCATGTATTAATTATTCTATTGAAAATCTAATACTTAGATTAAAAAAATTTAATTTTGATGTTATTAGGGCAAATCCATTGCATTTGAATTTATATAAAAATGCAGATTTAAACTTATTACCAGTAATAGACGGAATAGATTTAAAAGCTAATCCATTAGCAAGTTTTACAGAATGTAGACCTTTTACATTTGTTGCAGAAAATCAAAACGAAACTAATTTAGTTCATGTTTCTTGTAATAATAAAAAGCTACTTCATAGAGCAAATCATTTTAATTATAATCAAATAGATACAATTGAATATTTTAATTCAATTAATTCATCTACTTATTTTGTATGTGAGTTTTTATATACTTTTGTTATGGATGCATATTACAACAATAGATATTTATATGTTTATGATTCATTTCAAAATGAATATTCATACTTATTTTCTCATATGGAAAAAAATAGATTTGCAGAACTTTTTAAATCAGAGAATAATTTTAGTAAAAAAAAAATAAGGTTTGATATAAACTTAAAACAGTTAAGCGATTTTATTGAGGAGATATAATGCTTGTAGCAGGAAAAGGTAAATTAAAAGAAAATAGAGTTAATATATTAGAGCCAGAAAATTCAGGATTATCTTTTATTCTTAATCCTTGTGATATGAATCTTTCTTTCTTAAAAGAAAATAAAGGGCTTTTGCCTGTAATTAGTAAAAGATGGAATCAAGTTCAAAATGATATAAAGCTTTGGGCTACTGATCCATCTAAGTATAAGCTAGGAAATACACATACTACTTGTGTTCAAAGTACCGTATGGGTTATTAATTTTCTATGTCTAAAAGACAGCTCTTTGGATGATAAATCTCTTGTTATTGCATTAAAGAAAATTGCAGATCAGGCAAAATATGAGGGAGCATCAATTCATGTATCACAATCAGCTATTGATATGACTCCTGCTCTAAAAGACAATCTAAAAATATTTTTAGATAAAGGGCTAAATGTTTTAGTTTATAAAAACTAATAACTATATGGATATTGAAGAAATTGTAAAGCAAGTTAAAAAAATACTAAATTCAAATACCTCATCAAATTTGAGCAATGAAAAATCAAAGGAGGCTCAAAGTGATGAGGTATTTTCTTTTCAAAATCCTATAAAGTCAGATTATAAAAATATAGGAGATTTCGGAGTAACAAACCCAAGACACCCAACAGGTCATCAAGGAATAGATATAGCTGCACCAAAAGGCACGCCTATATTTCCAACTGCACCTGGAAAAGTAACAAGAGTTGCTAATGAAGGTAAAGGCGGTCTGGTCGTTTATATACAACATAAAGATGGCTACAGGAGCTTTTATGCTCATTTAGATTCTACATCTGTTAATGTTGGAGATGTTGTAAATAATACAACAAAAATTGGTACAGTTGGAAATACTGGTAATGCTAATATTACTTCACCACATTTACACTTCCAAGTTTGGAAAGATAACAAAATTATAAACCCAGCAAGTTTGTTTAGTTTTAAAAAATACAATCAATAACGCTGATACTCTACTATACATAAATTATCAGCTTTTAATTTACTATGATCTATTGATTTTATTTTAAAATGTAATGGATTTATAAAGGGAAAATAAATTGAATTTTTATTTTCTATAAAGTCTGGAGTAATTGTAAGTATAATGTTATCTACAAATAACATAGAAGACTCATATATCTTTGCACCTCCAATAATCCATATTTCTTCATTTATTGTTTTAGCAAAATCAATTGCTTTTAGTAGATTATCAAAACAATTAACATCTTCTATAGATTCTTTTGTTACTACAATATTGGTCCTATTTGGTAATGGCTTTCCAATACTATAGTAAGTGTTTTTACCCATAATTACTGGCTTGTTAATTGTTTTTTCTTTAAAGTGTTTTAAATCAGACTTGTAATAAAATGGTAATTGGTTATTAACACCTATTACTCCATTCCTAGATGCTGCTGCAATTATATTAATCATTTTCTTTAACTAGTTTTATTTTATATTTTACACCATCAATAAAGACATCTGTATTATCTAAATCTTTAATTTTTTTATATTCACTTATTTGTTCTTTGCTTTTTTTAGCAAATGTTCTAAATAAATCTAGTGTTTCTAGCATTGTTTTTTCAACACTCAAACTTTGATTATTTAAATCAAGTGTAAATTTATTTGATTCAATATAATCTTTAGGAAATAAATTTATAGTTAGTTTAAATTTTAACTGTGGATCATTCGTAAAATTGACATATTCTTGAATTTCATTTACTAAATCACCAATTAGTGCAATATCTTCAGGAATAAAAGATTTAGTTGTGTTATTTTTTGGAAGGCTGGTTGTTTTTATAACAGGTGGTAATTTTTCATCAACCTCACATATCTCTTGTGTTCTTTTAAAACAACCATTATTTTTATCTAAAGCTTTAAGAAGCTCTTCTGGTGTTTTTAACATATTTAAAATCTCTTCTTCATTATCTATAATCTCTTCTGCTTCTTTTAGAAGATCCAATTTTGTTTTTAACATATTTTTAAAATTAGAATCGAACATAAAATATGAATTTTTTGTTTCTGACATGTTTACCTCTATTATAAAAATAAAATATTTTTTGCATATTTTTTTAAAATAAAACAAAGCTGTTTTGCTTGTTTGTTTTGATTTTTCCCTAAATTAATTTTAATCTTGTTTTTACCATTTTTGGAGATGGAAAAAAAATAATAACTTTTAAAGAAAATTTCACTATTTATATAATCTTGCAAAAGATATTGAGCAACTTTATATATATCTCCTTTTATATAAAGCTCATCTTTAAATAAGTCAATAGTAATTGAATGATTGTCATCAAATTTATACCCGATAATATTTAACATATTTACACCATAACAGGTACTTTAATAAAAGGATCATGATTGTACCCTTCAATAATAAAATCATCAACTGTATATGTGTCAATATCTTTTTTATTTAGAATTAATTTTGGACAACTGTATTTTACTTCTCGATTTAAATATTCATTTGCTGCATCAATTTGATTTACATATACATGAGCATTATCTACATTATGAATTAATTTTCCTGGTTGAATATTTAGTTCATTAGCTAGCATATATGTTAGTGCTGAGTAAAATATAATATTTGCAGGAATACCTGGAATCCAATCACCACTTCTTTGATGTAAGACACAAATTAATTGATCTTTTGAATTAATCATAAAATGACTTGAAAAATGACAACATGGTAATATTACTTTATCTGTTGACATTTTTGAAGAATCCCACAAATTAATTAATGCTCTTCTTGAGAATTTATTATTTTTTAATTCATTTATTACAAATTTTAATTGATCAAAACCATCTTTTTCTGGATAATTTCCACCAAAAGATCTAAATTGATATCCATAAATAGGACCAAACTCTCCGTCTTTATAATTATTTTTTGATTCAAAATCTTTATTTCTCCAAGCAGTCCAAATTTTGGAATTCATTTTTTCTAAATCATTTACATTAGTTGATCCAGATAGCATCCATAATAACTCTGCCAATATAGATTTATAGTAATATTTTCTTTTTGTTGGTAATGGAAAAACATCTGAAATATTATAATGACACTGAACTCCAAATAGAACCTTGCAATCAACGCCAGTTCTATTTGGAATAGTTTCTCCTTCTTCAAGGATTCTTTTTAGAACATTGTCATAATCGCTTAGAGTATAATTTAAATCTTTTTTTAAATCTAACATATTTAATCTCTTTTTCTAAGTTTAGAATTGCGCTTATTAAAATCATAATAAATGCAACTGCCAAGATTGGCTGAGTTGTGATTAACATTCTAACCACGATAAGCGCCATGACAATAACTTTTAAAATGTAGAAAAAGATTTTTTTTGTCATGGATTTAGCCTTCTATAATCATGCCATATGAATATAGAAAGCCCAGCAGTAATCAATCCTATTACCCCTCCTAATGCATACAGACCCATTAGAAAAAAGTTAACTGTTAAAACACACATACAACTAAAACTAAATATAGATAAAAACAAAGAAATCCATTTTTCCATATTACCCTATTACTTTTACATCATGAGCATGAGATTCTTCCACGCTAGAATTTGTAATTCTTACAAATGTTGCTAGCTTTTTAAATTCAGATAAATTACATGCTCCTGTGTATGATAATCCAGATTTTATTCCCTGAGAATATTCATCTACCAAATCTTTAAATTTTCCTTTTGGATTTACAAGCGAAATAACACCTTCAATATTTGAATTTTTATGAGTAGATGATCCTGCATATTTTTTATATTTACGCCCATCTATTTCAATTAAATCTTCTGGGCTCTCTTCGCATCCAGAAAACATATTTCCACACATAACCATATGTGAAAATCCTAAAGCTTTTACAAAATCTCCAACTTGTCTAATTCCACCATCTGATATTATATATTTATTTTTTGGCAATACATCATATACTGTTTTTATTGCTTCCAATTGCGGAACACCAGCTCCAGCTTTTAATCTAGTAGTGCAGATTGCTCCACTTCCAACTCCAACTTTAACAATATCTGCACCAGCAGACCATAAATACTCTGCACCAAAGCTTGTTGCAACATTTCCCGCAATCAATAAAATATCTTTATTTAGATTTTTTAAATAAAAACACATATCACCACAATCTTTAGAATGACCATGCGCAATATCTATACAGAAAATCTTCAAACCTAAATTAATTAATTTAATTGAATTTTCTTTATCTTCTTCTTTTACACCAACACTACAACCAATGTAATTAAATACATCTTGTCCAAATTTATCTTTTAAAGATTTAAATATATTCAATTGATCATCAATAGACATAAATCTATGTAAAAAACATAAAGACTTATTTTTATAAACTTCTTCACATAACTTTTCTGAAACTAAAGATTTCATATTAGCAGGAATAATTGGATTGCTAAATTTAAAATTACCAATACTAACAGATAAATCAATTTGAGACCTTGATTTAATCTCTGAGTATTTAGGTTTTAGTAAAACATCACCAAAAGTTAAATTTTCTTTCATTTCTATTGTAGCCATAATTTTCCCTAATCAGTTATAACAATATAATAAGGATAAATAATGAAAAATATAATGTCAATATGTATGGTTTTATTTTTAATTGCTTGTGATCATAAAGTTCCACCAAGACCAACTCCAGTCGTGCAAGATGTAGAGTATTGCAAAGCTGCTGGAGATAATTTACAACAAAAAGGTTGCATAAACGACGCAAATTCTTTTACAAGAAAAGGTAAAAGCTTTGAGCTTTTTTGTCAAGAAACAGCAAAGGCTGGAGTTCATTTAAATCCAAAATGTCTTGCCAATATTAATCCAAAAAGCCTTAAAGAATGTGAAATTATGATGGATGATTGTACTGGAAGTAGATAAACTATTAAGTATTTAATATCTTTTCAATAAAGATATAATGCTATTATGGCAAGAGTATTTACCATAGGCTTTACTGGTAATTGGAAAGAAAATTTAAATAAAAAGAATTGTTTATATATTATTACAAATACAATAAATAATAAAAAATATGTTGGAGTAGCAAAAAGCTTAAGACATAGATTATATAATTACAAATATGAAGTAGATAGAGTTATTGAAAAAAGAAGTATTGTAAATGCAATTATAAAATATGGAATTAATAATTTCTCTTTTGACTTTATTAAATCTGTAAATGATTATAATAATTTGTTACAAGAAGAAATCAAATGTATTAGTGATTTAAAAAAAGATTATATTTTATACAATGAGACTGATGGTGGTGATGGTTTTTTAGGAACTAAAAAGCTTTCAGGATCAAAAATATACAATTCTAAATTAAATATAGATATTATAGAAAAAGTATTTAATTTGGTTTATGAAGAAAAAATTGCTATTAAAGATATTTGTAAATCTTTTGGATTTAAAACTAGTTTAATTTATTCATTATTAAATGGTAAAACTTACAAAGAAGAATCAAAAGTATTTATAGATAAATATTCTAGTTACAAAAGACCCACCCCTAAAAATAAAAACGCAGGGTCATGTAATTATCAATCAAAATTATTAAAAGATGATATTATAAATATTTTTAAAGAATATCACATAAATAATTTAAGCTGCAATAAAATTGCACGCAATTTAAATACGAACAAACAAATAATATCAAAAATATTAAGAGGCGAAGCATATAAAGAAGAATCAATAGATATTATTAATTTATATTCTAAGCCAAGAAAATCAACAGCTCATATAGATTATAAGCTTAATTCTGGGGAATTAAACAATAAATCAAAATTAAAAGAAATAGATGTTGAAAAAATTCTTTATTTATATTTTAAAGAAAATAAAAAACAATCTGAAATAGTAAAACAACTTAATTTTAGTTATTGTATTGTTAATAATATTGTAAAAAATAAAACATGGAAAGATACATATAAAAAATTTGCATTAATGCATGGATTATAAATTATGTCACAAACCATCTCCTGATGGAGATTATAAGAATTTTTTAAGTATAGAAAATAATATTTCTAAATACGCTTCCTCTGGATATGGAGATTATTCCATGCCTGAATACACTCCAATAAGCAATCAAGGATCTCTAGGTAGTTGCGTCGGAAATTCATGTTGTGATGCATTAGAGATATTAATGGGAATAAAAGATAAAAATTCTGTTATTCAATTATCTAGATTGTTTTTATATTACAATGCAAGAGTCTATACAAAATCTACAGGAAAAGATGATGGATGTTACATTTCACATGCTTTAGATTCATTAACAACTTTAGGGGTATGTAGAGAACAAACTTGGAAGTATGATGAAAATAAAGTATTTGCTCAACCAAATTTATTTGCATATGCAGAAGCCAATGATAACAAAACATCTGATTTTTATCAAATAAAAAGCAATCGATTAGATAATATAGAACAAGCTATAAGATCAAACCATCCTGTAATTTTTGGTACACCAGTATCTAATGAATTTGTAAATAATTACAATGGCGATCTTAAAGTATTTAATTTTCCAAGCACCTCTATCGGGCGACATGCCATGATTGTAGTCGGCGTAAATTATATAAATGGAAAGCGATTGTTTAAAATTAGAAACTCTTGGGGTGCAGGATGGGGCGATAACGGTCATTGTCTTATGACCGAAGATTATATGGCAAATTCTGAAACCAATGATATTTGGGTTCCAACTTTATTTAATTTATTTTAAATATTATTCATTAAATTCAAATGTGCCAACATCACAAATTACCAAATCTCCATTTTTTCTCATCATTATATTTTTATTAAACAAATCATCAAAAATAACATTAAATTTTTCTTTTAAGTATTTTAAAAATTCAATAAATTCAATAGTTTCTAACTTATTTATATTTTCTATACCATGTTTTTTGGTCATATATTCTAAATAATTATAATTTGATGGAAAACCTATTTTTGTTTTATAAAAGAATTCAATTAATTCTTTTTGAAATGCGTAGTCATCAAAATTTATATTTAATATTTTTAATTTAGAAGTAATTATATGTGCAAAATAATGAACAGGATTGACTTTTGATTTTGACGAATCAACATCATCAAAATCTCTTATTATACTGTTCATAACATCTCGACCAGCTCTATTATATTTTAATTGATCAACCTCATCTGTTTTTGATTTATCTTTTATATATTGACTAAATAAATCAATAATTTTATTAAAATTATTTTGAGTAATAAATGATTTTAATGCATTAGCAAAATATTTATTTTTATCATAAATTTCTATACCAAAAATTCTATTAACAGTTAATCCTCCTAATGGATATAATTTTTCTGTAACCACATAATATATTGTTTTTTCATTTAATTTAAAACTACCTATATCATCAACATACATAACATATTTCTGATATTTTTCTGGCAATTTATTTGCTATTTCATGAAATAATTTTGTTTTTAAAACATCTTTTTTAGTCTCAGTAAATTTAAATATTAAGCCATCTTTTTCATAAGTTAAACTAAAAGCTCCAGAATCAATAAATTTAAATTCATCACCTATTAAATTTTCTAATTCATTTTTAAAAGAATCTGGCTCTTCATAAGTTATATTTGGCTCTAATAATTCATTCTTAATTCTACTTAATGTATCTTGAGATAATTTTATTAACATAAAATTATATTTTTATATTATTCAAACTCAAACAATCCTACATCAGATAATACATAATCATCTCCTCTTTTCATAATATTTCCCGTATGAGTATCATTGAAAAATATATTATGTGATTTTAAATAATCTAAAAATTCTAACAAGTCTTTTCCCAGCCTATTGTAATGTTGATATTTTAATTTATGTCTTTGAGGAAATCTATTGTTTAATAAATAAATCTTTGCTATTTCATCTATTGCTTTTATAAAATTTATATTTAATTTAATTCTGAATGTATCTTTTAAAAAAGAAACTATACTTGATATAATAGTGCTGCTAAACAATCTACTATTATCTACTAACTTATTTTTCTTTTCTTCTTTTTTAAGTTTTCCAAAATCAGTCCTACCAAAATCTAATTCATTTACTCTTTGAGTTATTTTAGTCATTAAATTAGCTTTTAAAGAATTAACTGTTTTTAAACTTTGAATATATTCTAAATTATCTTTTGTTAATAAGTTATTAACAATAACATCAATAATTCTATTATAATTAGATTCTGTAATTAACAAACTTGAAACAAAGTTTTGCTCATGAAAAGTTTCATTTCCTAAGAAAATACTCTTTTCCATTTGATTTAATGGTTGTAGATTTTCACATATTAAATAATAAGCTTTTGCATCTTTATCATATCCAAAATCTTCTATTTGCATTATATGCTTTTTATATTTTTCAGGAACTTGGTTTTTTAATGAATTTAAACCAACTGATTTTAATAGATCAGATCTATTTCTTGTAAATTTATATATTAAACCATCTTTTAAATAAACAAGATTAAACAATCCTTTAGCAATATAATTATTTTCGGTTAAACCAAATCTTTTTTCTAGAATTCTTTTTGCATTTAAATCAAAATCTAAAGAATCTTGATCAAATAATGTTTTTGCTGGTGATTTATGATTTAATTCTTCTTTTATTTTTTGAAAAGCTAATTGAGATATTTTTATTATCATAAATAAATAACATTGGAGTGATATGAATATAATTCAATGTATTATTTATTTAAGTATGTTGGTATGAATGGAAAAGATTTTTTAAACTCAATCTCTAATCAAGATTTTATTAAAAGAGATGAATTGTGCTTAAAGTATGCAATTGATAATAAAACCTCTTTAAACAATTTTAAACCAATTGTAATAAAAGAAAAAGGTGATGAACTAACTTATTTGGTTAGCAATGATTATTTGTCTTTTGATGATGTAATTGTACCATTATCTGCAAATAGAGCGCAAAAATTTATGGATGAATTTTATTGCACCTTGCCAACAAAAAAAATGGTTGACCAAATTTGGCAACAAGCCGAAATTAAAGTTAAACAATTTACAAAGAGCCCACCCTATGATGCAAGCATGTACTCTATGAGAGAAATTCTAAAGAATTCTGAGCTAATTCAACAGTTTTTATCCAACAAGACCAAGGATGCCTTGCTTGCGGGTCACAAAAAAGACGTAGTTCTAACAAATAAATTATCCCCAAATAATCCGAATAAAAGAGTAGCGATTTATGGTTGGCATGGATTAGATGGAAAACCAATTCAAGGACCAGGAGTTAATGCCTCCTCACATGAAAGAGACTTCTACTATGATTATTCTCATGGAATTAGAATTGTTTCAAGAGATTGTACATTAAATGGAAAAGTTTTAGATATTTTAGAAGTATTGACTTCCGATAAATCATATTTATTATCAGATGAAGGGAAATTAACTTTTACTAAATATTAAATGTTTTATATTTATATGTTTATTAACTTAATCAATAATAAAGTTTATATAGGTAAAACTTCTGATTTAAATAGAAGATTTAAACAACACTTAAAAGGCAACTCATGTATTTCATATGCTATAAAAAAACATACAATAAGTAATTTTTACTTTCACATTTTACATGAAGTAAGTAATGAATCATATTCTTATGAATTAGAAAAATATTATATAAGACATTTTAATTCAAATAATAAACTGTATGGCTATAATATAGCTGATGGCGGAGATAAACCACCTAAAAAACAAGGTAAATTATCTAAAAATGAAATTATTGAGATAAGAAATTATAAAATATATTGTAAAAACAAATCTATTCCAATTAATTATTCTTATTTAGAGAGTAAATTTAAAATTAAAAAAAGCTTAGCAAAAAAAATATTAAATTATAATCTTTATAAAGGAATTTTTCCTACAGAAAAAACATATAAAGATATAGATAATTGTCTTAAAAAATGTATTCTTTGCTTAAAATATTTACCATTTAATAATTTTTATAATGTAAAAACAAAAGTAGGATTATCTGGTAGATGTATTAAATGTTTTCGTAAAAAAATTAAATCTAAAGAAAAAAAATTATAAATTATAGTATTATCTTTGAATTACAAAAAATGTATTCTTATGGAAGCACATTAAAAGATTTGTCAGATATATTTAATATAAGTCAAACTTCAGTAAAAAGATTATTATTTAATAAATAAATATAATATTAATGTTGACAACAAGCTTTTTATACTTATTTTTAATAGAATGTTTTATATATACGCATTCGTTAATAAATTAAATAATAAGATTTATATAGGTAAAACTAATAATTTAGAAAAAAGATATAAACAACATTTATATAATGTAAATAATAAAAAAGATCATTTTGCTATTCATAAAGCTATTAAAAAATATGGTTCAAATAATTTTGAATATATTATGCTTGATTATGACGAAAATGAAAATATAATTTATCAATTAGAAGAATATTATATTAAGTTATTTGCTAGCAATATTAATGGTTATAATTTAAATTCTGGAGGTTTAAAACCTAAACATTCTAAAGAATCTAAGATTAAAATTTCTAATAAAAGAAAAGGATTTAAGTTTAAACAAGAGTCTATTCTTAAAATGAAAAACTCTCATAAAGAAAATCCGAATTATTCTTCTAGAAGATTAACTTTAGATCAAGCAAGAGAAATAAAATTATTATACAATTCTAATAATTTTAATTTTGATTATATTTGTAATAAATTTAATATTAAAAAACAAGCCTTATATAATTTATTAAATAATAAAACTTATAAAGAATTAAATATTATAACTAAATTAAAAAGAACAAAAATTAAAAAACAAAGAATAAAATTAGAATATAAAAAATGCTCTATGTGTTTTGAAATAAAATGTATAAATGATTTTTATAAAAACAAATCAATGCTTTGTGAAAGAGATTCTATTTGTAAAAAATGTAATTATAATTTCTATAATATAAGAAAAAATAATTTAATAAATAATAACAAAGATAAGGTTTTAGAATTGTGGAATTCTGGATTGAGTTCTAAATTAATAGCTAAAAATTTAAATATAAAACTAAATATAATATTAGCTATTATAGGTGATAATAGTTCATTTCATAAATATAATAATATAAATAAATTTACAAAAGATTTTATATTAAGTTCTGATTTGAGTACAAAAAAACTAAAAGAATTAACTGGATTAAAAATTTCTTATATAAGAAGTATAAGAAAATTTAAAAAAAAAGAATATGATTTGTATGAGATATTTAGACTGTATCAATACGGAGTAAAATTAAAAGATATTTGCACTTTGCATAAAATTAATAAATCTAGCTTGAGAAGAATTTTATTTGAATAAGTAAATATAAAAACATGAACGTTTTTATAAAAATAGCTCAAGAATTATACGAAGCTCAAAGAGAGTATAGACCAGAAGAAATATCTTTTCAATCTTATATAAGAAATTATCTTGCATTATTAAATGCAGTAGAAAATATGAATGAGAATTTAAACATAATTGATAGAAACTATAACAAAAAATCAGGAATTCAATTTAATCCAAATATGTTTAGTGAGAACAATCCTGACTCTCTTGTAAGTCATTACAATAAAATTATAAATTATATAAGAAATAATTACCAATCAGATTTTAATAAAAATAATAATTTATCATTTCCAGAAAATAGAAAATTATATATAATTGAGCAACAGCTAAGTAATATAGATGCAATAGCTGGTTCGATTCAAAGAAGTTTACAAGTAGTTCAGGAATATTCAGAACAGAAGAAAATAGACAAAGTTAGAAGCGATATGTTTCAAGAACAATTAATTTATTATGGACCAAAAGAAAACATAACATTTTCAGATCCAGATGCTTTATATACAAAACAAAAACCTAGATTAAATCAAATAATAGATTCTTTAAACTTTGAAGCTTCAAAAGTTGGAGAAATTGCCTCTCCATTAGCAACATTACCAAGAGAAAAAAGAGATGTTTTTATTAAAGATATTTTAAATAAAATAAATAAAGGCTCTATTAATTTCTTAAAAAAATCTTACTCTTTGGTTATGGAAGTTCAAAAATTAAGAGAGCAAAATAAAGCATCTAATGTGGGTGATATAGAAAAAATGACTTACCCATCAAAACAAATCTTAGGAAAAATAAGATCATTTGTTTCAGAACAGGAATTTAAAACAATGGATAATTTAGTAAAATCTTATGAATTTATTTATTCAATCAAGAATTGACAAACTAAATTATAATATTTACATATAAATATGTTTTATATTTATGCTTTCTTTAATAAATTAAATAGCAAAATCTATATAGGCAAAACTAAAAATCTTAGTGCAAGATATAAACAACATATTTATTTTTCTAACAAAAGCAACTTTGCTATTCACAAAGCTATTAAAAAATATGGAAAAGATAATTTTGAATATATCATGCTTGATTTTCATGAAAATGAAAATATAATTTATCAATTAGAAGAATATTATATTAAGTTATTTGCTAGCAATATTAATGGCTATAATTTAAATTCTGGAGGTTTAAAACCTAAACATTCTAAAGAATCTAAGATTAAAATTTCTAATAAAAGAAAAGGATTTAAGTTTAAACAAGAATCTATTCTTAAAATGAAAAACTCTCATAAAAATAAACCTAATTACTCAGTTAGAAAGTTAACTTTAGAGCAGGCTATAGAAATAAAACAGTTGTATAACTCTAATAACTTTGATGAGAAGTATATATGTAAAAAATATAGTATAGGAAATCAAGCTTTAAAAAATTTATTAAATAATAAAACTTATAAAGATTCAAATATAATAACTAATATAATAAAAAAAGAAAAACAAATATTAAATTCAAAAAATTGTACCTTATGTAAAGTTCATAAACCATTAAGTGATTTTTATAGAAATAAAAACCTAGTATGTGGGCATGATTCTATTTGCAAAATATGCAATTGTAATTTCTCTAAAATAAAAAGAGAAAAAGCTTTTATTCAATTAAAAGAAAATTGTGATTTGTTTGAAATTCAAAGATTATATTCTATTGGATTAACTATAAAAGAATTATTTCAATTATTTAATATAAGCCAAAATTATATAAAAAGATTATTATTTGATAAATAATGTTTAAATAATAAATAAAGATATTTGTATGGCTAATTTTCCATCAAGAAAACCAGACGCTATAACTGGCTCCCAATTTATACAACAAATATCTGCATTTAAATCTGGCTCTCCAAAAAGAAATGAATTAATATTGGAGCAATTAAAAGCTGGTAACATACCTTCTTTCTTAAGAAAATTTGTACCTATTACAATTAAAGATAAAAATATGTCTTTAACTTATTATTGTTCTCCAGATTATATAGCTATTGGATCAGATACAGATTATATTAGAATTTCTTGCGATGCACCAACTTCTCAAGCAATTGCAAATATGTTTGGATGTATTTTGCCTACAAAAAAAATGGTAGATCAAATATATGAGCAAGCAAAAACAAAAGCAACTCCTGCTCCAATGTCAGGAGGTGCTACTGTATCTGGTAAAAGATATACAGGTCAAGAATTTATTAATCAAAAAATGCAACATGCAGATTCTTTAGAAGAACATAATAGAATGATTGAAAGACAATTAAAAAGATTGAATCATAAACCAGGAGATTTAGTAGCCGGAATAAAAAAAGACGTAGTTATTGGAAATAAAATAGTTAATAAGCCAGATAGAGTAAATATTTATGGTTGGCATATTTCAAATGGAAAACCAATTCAACCAGAATCAACCTTTCATGAGGCTGCTTATTTTGATTATTCGCACTCTGTCCGTTTAATTGACAAACAATGCAAGCTTACAAAAAATGGGATTCAGTCTATAGTTGATATTTCTACAGTTTTAAAAGACCCAGAGACTCATAATTTAATTTCTTATGAAAGACTATTAAGCACCTCATACGAAGAGAAGGTGAGTCCAAAAGATAAACCAGACATTTCTACAGTTAAACCTACAGAATCTATCAATGGATTTTTGAGGTTACAGGGCAGGGTGCCATCTGCCGTAACTTCTAAGGCTAAATCTTTATTATCAAGAAATATGGGCGATTCAATTATAGAAGAAATTGATGGCAAAACATATATGTTTAAATTAGAACCCCATTATCACCCACCAGGATTTAAAGGAGGACCAATCGGCTGGCATAAAGGAGTTTCGGTTTTTATAAAAGCAGATCAAGCTGAAAAGGTTACAAAAGCTCCTGCTCAAACCAACGCTCCTAAAATAGAACAAAAAGAAAATAATTTGCTTGCCAAAATAAATAATTATTTGAAAGGATTGACTTAAAAATTAAAATATTTAGAGTGTAAGTATGAACGAAGGTTTACCAAATTATAAATTTGCATTACGAGAAGATTTAAAAACAAACAAAGAATTTTTACCTAAGCAATCAGAACCAGATGCTACTGGATATGACGTAAGATGCGCTCAAACTGATGGAGTAGTATTGACTCATGGAGGTATATTTAAAATACCTCTTGGATTTAGAGTATATTGCCCAGATGGTTGGTGGTTAGAATTAAATCCAAGAAGCTCTACTTTTTTAAAAAGAGAGTTAATTACTTTGGTAGGTATTATAGATCAGTCATTTCCAGGAGAAGTTCATTTAGTAGGAAAATTTCTAAGCAATACGCAAAAATTCAATAAAATTGAATTTGGAGATTTGATTGGTCAATTGGTACCATATAAACTTCAAAGAATGAATATAGAAGAGTCTACCAATGAAGAGTTGGATTTATTAATTAAAAATAGAAATTCAAAAAGAACCGGAGGATTCGGTTCAACAGGGGTCAAATGAAATTTATTAAATCAGATTTTAATTTAACAATAAAAGAAATGGATGATCTGTATGATAGTACAAAGAAACCAGCTTGGATTCAGACATTTACTTTGAAAAAGTTTTATCCATTAGATCCACATATAGATGATATTTGCATAGAAGATATTGCCCATGCATTATCAAACCAATGTAGGTTTTCAGGTCATATAAATAGATTCTATTCAGTTTCAAATCATTCATTGTTGGTTTCATATATTTGTGATTTTAAAGATGCGTTGCATGGTTTATTGCATGATGCAAGCGAAGCTTATTTGGTTGACATACCAAAACCATTAAAAGAATCTGGAGAGTTTGAAGCTTATAAAAAGTTTGAAAAGAAGCTACAAGATTTAATTTATTTAAAGTTTGGATTATCTCAAGAAGAACCTGAATCTGTAAAACAAGCAGACAAGATTCTTCTTGCGACTGAATCAAGAGATCTATTTAATGGATTTCATAAAGATTGGAGACATCAAGTAAATCCATTGCCATTTAGAATTAATCCATTATCTCCTGAAGCATCTAAGACTGCATTTTTAGATAGGTTTAAAGAGTTATATGAAAAATAAAAAAAAGTATACAATATTAATAGAAGCAGAAGTCCCTGCTATTTTTAAATATGAAGTTCTTGTAGATTCTGAAGAAGAATTAGAAGATATTAATAAATTATTAAAATATAAAATTCCAGTTAAAATAGAATACAAAGTAAAAAAGAAAAAAAATATATTTGCAAAAATATATAGTTATGGGACTTTTATGTTACATAAAGCAAAATCATTAATATGAATATTTTACTTTTTAATCTATATAAGAAAAACAATAAAATATATACAAAATCAAAGATAGAAAAAGATATTCCTATTCTTGAGTTTAAAGGAATAATATTCTCTGGAGACAAAAGTTATCCAGAGAATTTAGTTTTGGATTTACCAAATAATAAATACATAGGACCATCTGGAGAATATGATGATGATATTAATCATTCATGCAATCCAAATTCAAGAATAGAAATAGTAAACACAAGAGCTTTTTTATATTCAATCAAAACAATAAAACCAGACGAAGAAATAACTTTTGATTATTCAACTATAATAAAATCAGATTATTGTTTTGATTGCAATTGCAAGTCTTTTAATTGTAGAAAAAAAATATCAAATATCAAATCCTTAAACAAGGATACTTTTGATAAGTACAAAAAATTAAAAATGATTCCTACTTTTATATTAAGGTTTTATGAATGAAATTAAATATTATGTTTTGGATACGGAAACAACAGGTTTGTCATCGAAAATTCATGAAATTACTGAGTTTTCAATTATAAGGTTTGCAGACAAAGTAAATTTATATAAAAATGTAAAATGTGATCGTCCCGAATCGGCATCATTGGATGCTTTAAGAATAACAAATAAAACAAAGTATGATTTATACAATGGAATGCATAAAAAAGAAGCTTGTGCTATTATAGAAAAGTTTTTAAATGAAGATAATACAAACCCATCTTCAAGATGCATCGTAGGTCATAATATTTCTTTTGATAGAAAATTTTTATTTTCAATGTTTGATGAGTGCAATAAAACATTTCCAGCATCATTATGGTTGGATACATTGGATTTGTCTAGAGCTATTTTAAAAAATCAAGAAATTCCTTCAAAAGGTAGGTTAAAGTTAGGAGATGCATGTTCTCATTTTGGAGTAAAAGTAATTCAAGGAGCACATCAAGCCACTGTGGATAGCAGGAACACTTTTTTATTATTTAGAAAAATAAAAGAGTCTGGTTTTAATTTTCTTCCTTATATAAAAACAATTGGACATAATGTTAATTCTTATTCAGAAAAAGAAATGGAAGATTTATTAAATGAAATCGAAGAAGGATAAGTCAGAATTTTATTCTCAAATGAGAAAATTAGTAGGTACCGTTATAGAAGATAATTCTATTGTTGATATTCTTACTATTTGTAATATGTATCCAGAAAGTGAATTTGATAATTTTTCATTTAAAAATAAATGGATAGATGTGTTTGGTGGAGGAATAGAAATTCGTAGATTACAAGGCTCTACTATTTTTAATACTTTTTTCTCAATTAAAAGACCACTAAATATTGATTTATATTCTGGTTTGAGCTTTGATAATATATTAAAAATAACCAAATCTATTTGTATTTTTAATGGAATTGATGAAGACTCTGATGAAAAAATTATCATGTATAATTGCTATTGTGTTGATGATAAAATTAGATCATTTATAAAATACAAATCTGATTTTAAAAGATGTAGTCCTATTTTATTAGGTTATGATAATTTATATGAGCTTTATAGAAACAGAAATATAAATTATAATTACAATAAAAATTCAAAAATTGTTTTGCCAACAAAAGAACAAGTTATTTATTTTAGCAATTATCCAATTGATAGTATTTTATCAAATAAATTGTATTAATTTATGATTTTTAAAAAAATAGCTCAAGAATTAAATACAAGTCAAAAACTACAAAATTGCTATGCAATGCTAAGCGATTTAGTAAATTCTATTGAAGCTAATAAAGATATGTATTTACTTCATGGAGAAAATTATCAAGTTTTAATTAGTCCTATTCTAAATTCATTTAGTAAAATAAATTCTAGTAATCCAATATTTTTTAAAAATACAATGATGGTTGTTTTACAAGAGATACATAAATTCTTTAATAACAAACAAATAAGAAAAAATCCAGTTGATTTAGAAACTTGTGTAAAAATTACAAATGAATTAAAGAGTGCTTAATGAATTATCCTACAGGAATAATTTTTGTAAACTCAAATATAAGTGAACAAGTATTATCTGTTGTTCAAAGACAATTATTTATTGATAATACATATTCACTTAATGAATTTAATGATTATACATCTCAAGATGGTTATTTTGGATTGAATAAAAGATTGTTGGTGTTAGTAAGCGATTTTGAAATATCTACAAATAGAGATTTAGCAGATGTTGTTTTATATGTAAAAGCTGGTTTGGCTTATATATTAAAAAATAATTTTGGTCCAACAGGATTAACTGTTCAAGTAGATAGAATGTATATACATAAATTATTTCTAGAAAATGGGAAATTAATATAATTATATTTATAGTGGAGAAAAATGATAAAAGTTAGTGATTTGCTAAATAAATTAAATAAGTTTGAAAAAATGGCTCAAATAGTAGATGAGTCTGAATTGTCCAATCAAACAGTTAGTCGCAAAGGTTTAGATTCATTAATTGAATCTTTAAAAAACTGTTTAAATAGAGTGCAGTCCAAAAGCATGGCTTTTTATTCTTCTATAAAAAAAAATCCTCTTTTAAAAAATGAAGATGTTTTAAGATATACTATGTCAGATTTGGCAAAAGCTATAACATCTGTTCAAGAATTAATAAATGAAGTTTATAGCTCTGGTCAACTTTCATCTTTAAAAGCGGCAAATGCTGAAAAATTATTAGTATCAACAGTAAATGAAATTAAATTTGGCGATTTTTACGGATTAGATCAAGAATCTTCTAATTTATTATCTCAGTTAAAAACAGATATGTATGAATGCGCTAATAAATTAAAAGAAGTTTCTAGATACTCTTCAGTAAGAGGAGTTTGGGAAAAACATCATTCATCTAAAGCTGATGAAATGATGACTGGTACTGTTGGTTTAAGTGACGAAGCAGATAAGTTCTTATATAGGCTAAGAAATCTAGAAAGTTCTAAAGAACCACCTGCTACCAAAAAACAAAAAGTAAAAGAGTTAGAAAAAACATTACAAAAAATTCCATTAAATGGGGAAGTATACAATCTTTATTTAGATAAATTACAAAAAATTAAAGCAAAAATTGAAAAAGAATTAAATTCTTTGGGACCAAGCATAAAGCAAACACCATCAGCTTTATAAATACAAACAATATTCTTCAAACTTATACAATACTTTAATTAATTTTTTATAAAAATCTTTTTTTGTATCAAACTTTTGATTATTAAAATCATTTATTAGTTTGTATTCATTATTTATTTTTTTAAGCATTTTGTAATTTTGCTTAGATACTGCATTAAAAATATTTACCAAATGATACAAATCATAATTCATGGATCCGTATTTTATTATTAAAATAAAATCTCCAACATATATTTCATATATATCTGTATTGTTAAATTGATAACCATCAATACATTTATTTAAATTATTTTCATTCACAATAATTGTAAATCTTTTATTTCTGTTTTTTATTTCTAAAGCTCTTTCATAAAGCTCATCAAATTTACTATGGAACGCCATATATACAACACATATTATTAAATAATTTTGTGATATTAAAAATTGATTCAACCAAAGAAATTTTAGAACAAAATAAAATTTGTATATTTTGCAAATCAGAATTGGTATTAACTTACGAACTTGCATTGACTAAAATAAATCATGGTTTTTATCAACAAGGTGATTATTTAATTTTTAAATCAGACCCAACTTATTTTAATTATGCAAGAATAGATTTAAATACAGATGAGTTTCAAATAAATAGAACAAATAAATCTGCTTTTTATATAAACTATAAATCAGTAAATTTTTTAAGAAAATGCTTTAATTGTAGTTATGACTTTACTATAAGGTATGGTAAATATAAGTTTACTGACAAACAAGGAAACTCAACAAATTTTGGAAAACCATCTTTAGAATCAATCTCTTTTAAATATATAAAAACACCAAGCGTTGTTTTAGTAACAAATAATTACTTATACAATGATTCAAAAATAGTTCATTTGACTTTTGAAAATAAAAATTTTTTAGAATTAAAAAAAGAAGTAAAAGTAGAGTCTGTTATAAATTTTGATTATTCAAATATAGAATCAATAAAAAATAAAATTGAATCTATATTGTTATTTTTCTAAACCTCATCAAATTTAATATTACACGATTATAGGAGCACTACCATGTACGAAGATATTATTAAAACAAATAAGTCTATTGAAGAAAAAATTAACTTTATTAACAAATCAATATCTATTAAAGAACTAAGCCGCTCCATCGAAGAAATTGATGGAGAACTTAATAACCCTAATATTTGGAATAATCCATCCAAAGCAAAAAATCTAACAAAGTCTAGAACAAAACTATCTGAACAAATTGAATTTGTTAACTTTTTTAACAAGAAGTTTGTAGACCTAAAAGAAGCTATAGATCTAGCACAAGATCCAGAACTAGCCGAAATTGTAAAAGCTGACTCTAATGAACTTCTAAATAAACTAGAAGAGTTTGAACTAAAACTTCTTCTAAAAGAGAAAGAAGATTCTATGGATGCAATTCTTACAATTACCGCAGGATCAGGAGGAAATGAATCCGAAGATTGGACCTCTATGCTTTTTAGAATGTACTCAATGTGGGCTAAAAAGAATAACTTTAGCCTTTCTATTGAATCTATTCATGAAACATCTGTAGGTCTAAATGATATCACTGTCAAAATCTCCGGACCAAATGCTTTTGGCTTTCTTAAAAATGAAAATGGCGTTCATCGTCTTGTAAGAAATTCTCCTTTTGATGCCGACTTTGCAAGACATACAAGCTTCGCAGCTGTAGAAGTTATCCCAGATGTCGATGACTCCATTGAAATCACTATCAATGAAAAAGATTGCGAAATTCAAGCAATTCGAGCCTCTGGTTCTGGCGGTCAGAATGTTAACAAAGTCTCTTCTTGTATTCGTCTAAAACATATCCCAACAGGTATTCAAATCGTTTCAAGATCTGAACGAGATCAACTCGCTAATAAAAAAGCAGCCTTTGAAAGACTAAAGGCTAAACTCTACTCTATCGAAATGGATAAAAGAAACAAAGCTCTAGAAGCTTATAACTCATCTAAGTCAGATGCAAGCTTTGGTCACCAAATTCGATCTTATATCCTTTCTCCATACAAAATGATCAATGATCACAGATCTGATCTAAAAATCTCAAATGCAGAGGATTTCCTAAATGGAAATATTAACCAAGCAATAAAAGCTAACCTATCAAAATAATGAATGTCATCGAACAATTAAAATATCATACCAATTTTCCAAATAAAAACATAAAATGCTCTTTTTGTAACAGTAATGTTTATTATTATGCAAAATTATCTTCTAAAAATTATTCTCGTAATATTTTAACCATTCATAAAAACTATATATTAAATACTTTTTTTCAATTAAATATTGAAAATAATAAAGTCATCATAAACAACGACCATATTTCTTTGAATATATACTGCAATTGCTACAGTTTTATTTATGAAAATAATAAAGATTTAATTCATATTAAATCAGTTAGTTTTTCATTCGGTGAATATGGAGTGTTTTCTAGCTATGATGATCAATCAACTTATTTAATTAAATATCAAGAATTAGATTCAATATTTGAAAAAAAATTAGATTTTTGTGACGCCTATAAAATTCAAAAACTAAAAGAAAATTTAATATTTCTATGAAACTTATCGAACAATTATATTGCCATTCAAATTATCCAGAAAATTTAAATTGCAAATTTTGCAATCAAATTATAAATATTTGGTTATTTTATGAAAAATCTTCATATGAATACGATTATTCATTTATTCACCCTCGCTATAACCAAAAGCTTTATTTTAAAGATAAATATTTTATTTCAAAAAATAAAGATATTTTAATAAATATAGAAACCAATAAATTTATAATCAATAATATTAAATTAATTTTTCTTTATTTGACTTGCAATTGCTTTGAGTTTAAATACAAAATGTTCGATAATATGTTTAATATATACTCAATCGAACATACATTTTTTAATCAAGACTCTGAAATTAAAATATATGCAAATGATAATCACGTCTTTATTTCTAAAAATGCAAATAATAAAAAAACTTCCCAATTTATACAAACTCAAATGTTAGACTTTTATAAAATCCAAAAACTAAAGGAAAATTTAATATTTCTATGAATTTAAATAAATATATAAACTTTTTATCAAATGATAAAATACATTGTAGGTTTTGTAATGATTCTTTATTTTTTATAGCATCTTTGCATAAAGATTATATTGCTTATGATAGAAAAATTAAAATAAATGAAAAAAATAATCTTTTTACAGTAGATTTGGAAAATAACTCATTAAGCTGTAATAAAGAATATTCTTTCTCTTATCTAGAGATTAGATGCTCTTGCTCCAATATTAGAGGTAGTATAAATAATAACCTATTTCAAGATTATATATATGAAATTAAAATAAATGAATTTTTGTTTTTTTCAGTCTTTTCAATTAATAAAACTATTATTTTTAAATCAAATAATGGTTATTATAACCTTTTATATGAACTACCTTTTGTCCATCTATATGATTTGGAAAAATTAAAAGAAAATATAATTTTCCTATGAACTTAAATTTCTATATAAAACAAAAAATAGATTATCCTTCAACTTTTTGCAAATATTGCAAAAATAAAACAATTCTTCTTATTAATAATAAAGAAGCTAACATACAAAAAGATTTAATTGTTTACAAAACTTATAAAAATACTTACATAATTAATACAGAATCTAATTTATTAAATACTTGTTTTAATATAGATAATATCTATCTGGCTTGCCATGGTGCAGAAAATGGATGCTTTAAAATATTATTTAATGTTAAACTAATATCAAATACTTTAAAACTTAATGAAATTATTTATGATTATTATCTCTATAATAAAAAATTCTCATCTTTAAAAGATGAGAACTTTACCATAATAAAAGAAAAAAATTCTACATTAACATTAAATTGCTTTGTAGAATTTAATAAAGTTAAAGAGTTAAATGAAAACTTAATTTTTTATTAATTATTTTTTAATTTAAATTCTACAAACTTATCTACCAATTCATTAAAACTAAAATCTGCAAGAGATATTCTTAATCCAACAACTTTTTTAAAGAAATCTATTATGTACATTTCAATAATCTTATTTCTCTTCGCAAGATCAGTCTTAAAATCTTTAACAGTAAAACCTTTTGCCGCAACTTCAGCGCTTTGTGCAAATTCTAACATTTTATTCAACTCAGCTTGAAGTATTGGCTTTCTGTTTTTATCTATTAAATCTCTTTTCTCTTTTTGCTTCTTAATAAGCCTTTCATCACTAGAAACAATTTCTATCACTTTCTTCGCTTCCATCATATGCTCTTTTAAACCACCAGAACCATTAACCGCTTTTCTTACCTCATTGTTTAATTTCTTTGAATCTTCAATTGTTGTGGCTTGAGATCTTAATCCAGAAATTAAAATCAATGAAGCATTTATGCTTTTTCTTATCTTTTCTACCTTCTCTACTTCTTCTTTTGGTGGCATCTCATTTGATATGTTCTTTGCTACCTCTTTTATAGAATTAAATAACTTGAAAACTATAAATGCATAGTTATCACTAGCACTAACTCCATCCGTATTTGCAAATAATAATAAACCTCTCGCTAAGTTTATTAACTCCTCTTTTGGTAAGTCAGATTCTATTATCTTGCTGTAACGATCTAATATCTCACTTCTTTGCTTGTCTTGATATAAGATTCTATCTTCTTTCTTTTTTCTAAAATATTCTCGTCTCTCTTCTGGAGTTTTATTATACAAATCCTCATATTGCTTTGGCTTTTTACTAATCTCTTGCTCTTTCTTTACTCCTAAATCATATCCTATAGATTGTACTATCTCCTCCCCATCTATTAATAATGATCCAGTTAAACTTCCATCAAGAGACTTGTCACTCATTATCACTTTTAAATTATCATCAAATATCTCTTCTAACTCATCTTTTAATATTTGCTTGTCTTCTAAGTTTTCCAAAAATCCAACGTCCGCACTATTTATCGCTTCTTTAATCTTTCTCTTCGCAACCACAAATGTCGCATTCATAAATGCCATGAAATCTGAAAACTCTTGGTTCTCTTTTACCAAGTCTTCTATTATCATCTCAACTCGACTATCTATCATACCATCAATGTTTACTTCTCCTCCCTCCGTCGCTTCCATCATTCTCTTTAAGTTTGATAATGATTCATACTCTTTCATTAAATTTACGTTTGTTCCTAACATCCCTCCTAAATTTCTCTCCAATGCATCAGCAAAATCTTTCCCACCAGATTTCCCCTCAAGATCTGTTACCAATGACCTCTCAACAAATTCTGCCAATAATGTGTCCACTAAATCTTTGATCGATTCCGCATTCAAATTCAATCTTCCTAATACCGCAACAGCTCCCAGTACATTTAATAATGCAGCCTTCGCTCCTGATTTATCTTCTCTCTCTAAATTACTCTTTATCTCACTTGTTAATTTAATTAATTTCTCTTTGTCCGCCCTAAATCTACCATAACTATCTTTTAAAATATTTATGTTCTCTACGTTAATACCACTAAAACCTACCCCTTTGCCTTTTCTTTTTTCTCTTCTTTTTGTCTTGCTAAATAATGATCCAAATTCTCTCATAACACTATCTATGTATGTACTCAAACTTGGAAAATTTCCCAAAACTAATTCATCAAAATTATTGCTGTCTAATACAGTCTTATCTATCTTAAAACCATTTCTTGTAAAAAATTCTAAATATGCAGCTTTTAATCTATCCAAATATCCACTTGTTCCTTTTTTATATTTCTTCTCAATCTCTAATGGTATTCTCACTAACTCTTTTTGTAATGCTCGGTATTTATCCATCTTTTTATCATCAAGCAAATCAGGTAAATCAGGCAAATACTGCAATACTACACTCGCTCTAACTACCCATCCCACTAAATATTTGCTCATTAATTTAAATGCAATCTTGTTTAACATTTTTCTCCATCTATATTTAATTATTGTTTTATGCAAATGTTTTTCTCTTTCTTAACCAAACTCGCCAAAAAACAATTAAATAAAAAACTTTTTAACTCTCTTAATTATACCGATAAATTAAATTATCTCAATCAACATTTTATCAAAATTGGTACCGGAACGTCTAGAGTCACTTTCTTAATCAATTCTTCTAAAGTTATTAAACTCGCTCTCAATAATCCAGGTCTCGCTCAAAATAAAATCGAGTTTGATAATTTACTTAAATTTAATTCCAAATTCTTACCAAAAGCTTTTGATAAATCTCCCGACTCATCTTGGATCGAAGTCGAATTTATCCTCCCTGTCAAAAATACCTCCGTCCTCGATAATTACTTCAATGCTCCCCCTAACTCTTTTAAAAAATTATTCCATCTCCAAAACTTCTATCGTATCTCTTCCTTTAATGACTTTCTTACTCTAAAAAATAAAATACCACATCTTTTTGATAATCCAAAATTTATCGAGTTCTACTCTTTCTTGTTTAACTCTTTCCCAGATTCTATCCATGACTTCTTCGTAGAATCTAATACCAATAATTATGGTATCATCAATGACCAATTAAAAGTTATCGATCTAGGTTTTGATTTGTTCGTCTCTAATATTTTTTATCCTATCAAAAATTCTAACCCTCCAGATCTTAATACAGATCCCATCCTACAAATGGATGGATACCAAAGAAACTTCATCCCCTTCAAATCTAAAGACCCCAATAACCAATTCTCTACCACTCCCAAAATATTTAAACATGAACCTAAACTCTTCAATTCTCAAATTACTAAAAAATAAGGGAAATTAACAGTTTTTAAGAAAAGGGTTTTAAACCATTTATTATTGATAGATTTTTTATAATTTTTTTACTTTTTTAAAAAAATATTTTTCCCACCCAAAAATTAATCTAAATCTCTATTTAGAAATGTAATCTATTAAACTATTTACTTATCGTTAATTTAAAAAGATATTTCTCTAATCTAAATTAAAATCTATAACTTTAAAAAAAATATTTCTATCGCCCCAAAAACTAATATAATCCAAATCTATATTTGATTAGAAATATTAAACCATTAAACCATTAAACCATTTACTTATTGTTAGTACAAAAAATTTAACTTATTAAAATCCTTATCTGATTAGAAATATTAAATAAACTATTTACTTATTAATATCTCTATTCA